GGTGGAGTCGGCTTTTACTTCACCTCAGCAACGAGGTATGCAGGATGACCGTTGAAGACTTGTTCAAGAAGATTGGCGCCCAGACCATGGAGATTGACGCGCTTCGTCTAGAGATTGATAAGTTGACCAAGATTGTTGCGCAACTACAGGCAGAGTCGGTCAATGACGCGATTGATGCCTCAAAGGGAAACGGCGAAAAGAAGACGAAGTAAGTGATCCGGGATGTCGTTAGCGCCCACAGGGCGAAGAACCCGGCACCGTACAGGGAATTTAACGAGGTCTTAGTAAAGGTCTTAGAGAAGTACGGGATGACGTTCAACACCTTTGCAAGAGTTGCCGCAAGCCTTGGCGTCGAGATGACGTTCAATCGCCTGCGGGACGTCTACTACGAGCGCGTTATTATTATGGACAACGACATCCTGACGCTTAAAAAGGTCTTGGCTGCGCCCGCGAAGGACGCAACCTCAACCAGGATTATCGCCATGTACCGAAATTCCGTGGACGCAATGTGCCGTTCGTGCGCAAACAACGACAAGAATCCAAAATGCTGGGATGCAACCTGCCCACTCAGGCCGGTTTCCCCGCTCCCCCTTGCAGAGGGCAACGACCTTGAGGAGGACGATGACAATGATTTACTCTGATCAGATGAAGCACCCCACGGAAATTGTTATCCGTTACACGGGCAGTTCCGCACACGCCAAGTGGCACGTGCTTTATGGTGGCGTCATCCAGGACACTGCAACCTCCCCTGAACGAGCCCTTGAGGCTGCCGCAAGATTCATTATCAGCACAATGACTGATGATGACGAGAGCGGGGAGATGCGCATTCGCTGGGTTGACGTTCCGGCGGGCTTTATCCCACCTAACGCCTCCGCCCTAGCCCCGATTATCGAGGACGACTCCGAGCCGATCCACTGAGCGACTTCCCGCAGTGCGGGCACTTCTTATCTATCTTCTCTGAGTCTAGCGGGCCAGTGTCCATTGATGAGGCAATAAGTGCGTCAACGTCCTCTTGGTCGTAGCCCGTTGCTAGAAGGTCCCCATCTGCCGCTGCTGCTGATAGAAGCGCAGCAAGAGAGTCTTCGTTGTAGTCAGCCTTGTCGGAGACCCTGTTGTCTGCAAGCATAATGTTGCGTGCCCTGCGGTCGTCTACATCAAGGAAGATGACAGGAACTTGCTTCCACCCGAGTTGACGAACTGCCATGAGTCGGTGATTCCCAACCAGCACAAAGTTGGTTGATTTCTGTGCAATAAGCACACCGTACCAGCCGTTCTGGCTGATAGAAGTAATAATCGCCCCAACGTCTCCATCCCGAGGGTTATCGGGATGATTGGTAACCTGGTCGATTTCTACCCAGGCCACCGAGACATCGGGGCGATCACTAGCGGCTTTCGCCACGATTACGCCTTTGGCTCCTCTTCGAGGTCATTGGTTCCGTCGCCGTCAACATCAAGCCAACCAGCCTCGCCAGCAAGGCTTCCAGCCAACTGATCCGCCACGCCGTCGCCATTGGTATCAATAGCAGAGCCGGTAATGTGCGCGGTGCTTGCCTGCTCTTCGCGGCGAGCCTTTGCCTTGCCAACGCCGAACTTTGTGTCCTCTGGGTTGAGGGCACGAACGATTACCTGAAGGGTTGCCGCAATGGCACCCGAGGCAACTGTTCGGAAGTCCTGTGTCGACATGTCAAGAATTGGTGCGCCGGTGGCAAGCATTACTGCAATACCGGTGGCGAGTCCGACGCGGAACGCTTCAAGCAGCGCCTCGTCTATACCCGTGTTGTCAAAAATCCACTTAATCTTTGCAATCATGATGTTCTCCTACTAACTTTTTACGCCCGTGCCGCCACAGCGTGGGCACGGTACTGATGCTACCGGTGCCGCCGGCTGCGGTGCTGGAGCAACTGGAGCCGCAGCAACGGGTGCTGGGGCAACTGGTGCTACTGCCTGAGCCACTGGTGCTGGCGCGACCCAACCCTTTGGCGCTGTGATAATGATGATGTGCTTAAACGCTGGGGCAACGTGCTTCTTAGACACGCGCTTTGAGTCGGCAAGAGCGAGGAGAATCTTCTCGTCAATCTTTACGCCGAACTGCTCAGCACCCTTGCCGGAGCGCGTTGGGCACGCCCACTGCCAGCCATCGATTGGGTCGTACACGGCTGAAGTCATATGTCCATACGTACGGGTAGGCTGCTTCTGCTTGACCCACCACCAGCGCTGCCACTTTGCATGCCATGCGGAAACCTCAAGAGTCTTAGGATAGCCAGCAGGCTGCTCAACCCACACGCCCAAAGCCGCGCCGGCCTTGGCAGAGTTGATGACATCGTTCCAGTCCTTTGCCCAGCGGGCATCAGCACCAAGAACCTTTGCTGTCTTTATAAGGTCAGCAAGCGTTGAGCCGTTGTCGCTTACGCCCTGCTTCTCCACAAAACCAGTTGCCTTTGCCTTAGCGGCAATGCCGTCTGCGGCAGAGAAGTCCTTGCCTGGGGCGTACTTAAACGCCCAGGAAACTGCTGCAGCAACAGATGATGGCCCGCAGTCGTCAAGAATGCCGCCCTTCTCTTCGTGGTCCAACTGACTCTTAACCTTGTACTTCATGGTTTCCTACCTTTCCGGGGAGTGCCCCGCTGATGTGGCATATCATACACGATGTAACAAAAGACCTCAAGCCTTTAGCGGCTTTCCAGTTCTGCAATTCTTGCTTCAAGGGCGCTGTTCTTCTGGGCCAACTCCTTAATTGCGCCAACAAGGAAGACTGGTAGTTGGGAATATTGAACACTTTCAATCTCCCCAGTCTCTTCGTTGTATCTGCAAATACGCTTCATGTTATCGCTAATCGCCTCAACCTCTTCAGCAATCAGTCCGGTCATTGAGCCAGTCTCCTCGCTCTTAGTTGTTTCTGGGTTCCATTTAAATGTTACTGGCCTCAACTGCAGAACATCACTTAGCGGAACAGTGAAATCTTCAATATCCTGCTTGTACCTTCTTGCGGAACTAAATCTCGAAATCGTTCCAGCCCCCGAAGTGGTACTAATGTAAAGATCAGATGAACTTGAAGTGACGGAAACGCTGACACGTAGATCCTCAGTCACATAAAATAGGCCTGAGGAATACCAAATTTGCCCATCCGTTGCACTGTCAAAAACAATACCGCTTGTGATAGTGTCACCTACGGTCAATTTCTCTGCTGAGATGTTTGCAAAGGTCGAAGTTCCGCTACCGCTGTAAAAATTGATTTCTCCCACAGCATCTGATTGAATTCCTGCGTTGTACGTCGCGTCTCCTCTTCGGAAAAGAACTCTTGGAGTTGTTCCTGATGTGCCGTGCCGAACGATGAGGTCTCCTCCGGCCGGCTGGATGCTGATATCTCCGGAACTTTCAATAAGGCTTGTTAGCACTCCGCTGCTTGCAGTAAGGTCACCATCAACAGTAAAGGCGCCACTAGTACGAATAACGTTTGTCGCGCTTTGATAAAGGTTGCCACCGCCCGTGTACTTGGGGGTTGCCGTACTGTTGAATACCAATTCGCCATCTGCCGGGATAACGAGGTTCGCTGTGCCAATATTATTAAGACCGGCATTGTTTCCAAGAATCAATGAGCCCGTTGCGACTGCTCCTGCGTCACCTGTTGTTTGCTGGAATCGAGTAAGTCCACCGCCAAGGAATTGCAGGCTCTTGTACGCCGTGAAACTTGTTATCGTGCCGCTCGCTGTTGTACCTGTAGGCATTTGATAAGTGAAACTTACCCCTGGTGTGACAGCAGTGACTTTTGCGTTAATAACATAAAAATTTGCAGGGGTAGTCGCTGTGGTAATAAACATTCCAACAAGAATGTCTGTTCCCGTGTATGTCACTACAACGTTTCCAGTTGTTGTATTTCTTGTTGCAGAATACCCGGCGCTTTTCGCTAGGGTTCCATCGGTAAGAATCAGGGATGCACCCTGGGAAAGGCTCGGTTGAAGAGTTAACTTTCCTGTGTTTGTACTGTTAACCTCTGTGTCTGTTCCTACAATCGTAACGTTAGTTGCTGTAAGGTCGCCTGTGGTTGCAACGCGGAACGGCGCAGAAGATGCAGTGCTGTTTCCAGCAAAGAATGGGAATGTACCAGGAAGCAGTCCAACCGCTGATCCCTCAGTTCCCGCAGTAAGCGACGTTGAACTCAGGGTAAAGCCGCCAATGGTTCCAGAACTTGCCGTTAGTGCTCCGGCATTTGTTACCGAGTAGAGCGCCGATGCGCCACTGCTGCTTGTTGCGCCAGCAAAAAATGCCAAGTCTGTGTCTAGTGCGGTATCAATGATGCCTGCATACTTTGTTGCGCCTAAGTTTGTTATTCGGTCAGAACCAATTGCCCAGCCGCCAATCTGGCCGGCAGAGGCAGAGATTGTTCCAGTAAACGAGCCGCTCGTTGCAGTCACTGCGCCAGTAATGGTGGCGTTGGTAGCCGTAAGCGCCCCTGCGTTTGTCACCGTAAATGTTGCGCCAGTTCCAGTGCTTGTGGTTGCGCCAGCAAAAATTGCAACGTCCGCTGCGTTAGCGGCATCAACAAGGGCAACAAACTTTGATCCTCCGGAGTTGTAAATCTTGTCTGACCCAATAAGCCAGCCGCCAACAGTACCCCCAGTGGCAGTAATATTGCTAGTGGAGATTGTTCCAGTAAACGAACCAGACGAAGCGCTAATGGTTCCGGAGATGTCTACGCCCGTTGCAGTAAGTGCACCCGTGCTGGTCACCCTGAACGGAGCGGTCGAAGCGGTAGAGCCACCAAGCCACAATCGATATGCCGGATCACTAGACGAGAGCCTTGCGACATTGGAGCCCGTTCCGAGGGTAATGTCTCCAGCGCTTGCAATAGTGGTATTCCCGCCGGTGAATGAGGTGGAAGAGAGTGTCCAGCCGCCAACTGATCCTGATGTCGCCGATATTGCGCCAGTGGATGTAACGCTAAATGGCGCAGCCGAACCGGTAGAGTGGCCGAGCCACAGCCTATAAACTGCATCTGTCGGAGATATAACTGCCACATTATTTCCAGATCCAGCAGTTACAACTCCGGCATTTGTAACAGAGAAGTTTGTTGCCGTTAGGGCGTTGCTGTCTAGGCTGCCAATATTAATAGCCCCAGCATTAATAAAGTCAGCGTTAATAGTGACTGCTGCTGTGGTTGCCTCAATAACATTTTCATTTGGGTCTGCTGGGTTTTTTAGGGCAAACTTATTTCCCTCAACGGTCATCCATGCTGCCGTACTTCCGCCATCACCCCCAACCGCCATCTGGCTTCCCAGGTAAACAAAACCGGTAGCACTTGCATCAGATAGTGGACCAGAGGCAAGATCTCCGCTTTCGTAAGTAAAAGTTGTGCTTGTTGGGGTTGAGGCAATGACAAAGTAGCCATTTGCCCATGCTGCAGATCCATATGTTCCTGAGGTGTCAACAAGAATACGTGCACCAACAGTGTACTTATCTGCGTTGTATGCCGATGTAGTTGTAACAGTGACAACTCCGGTTGTTGCTGCAAGTGCAATTACATCGATTGATGGTCCTAGTTCGCCAATTAAGACTTTTCCGCCAAATACCGTAATGTTTTTAGCGCTGACAGCGCCATTAGTGCTGACAGTGAATGGGGCCTCTGATGGATTTGACTGTCCAGCCCAGATTCCGCTAAATGCTGGCGAGGCATTGGTACCGACGCGGACCACATTCTCTCCGGCACCAACCGTTAGTTCGTCGGCGGTAATGCCGGAAACGTCAATAAAGTCGGCGTCAAGTGTTGCGGTAGAGCCGTTCACTTGAAGCACAATGTTACCCGCGTCGTCGCGGATCGTTATGCCGTCCTTGTCCACCTCAAACTGCGGGGCTGTAGCGGTTCCGTCAGAAACAATAGTCATTCCCGTTGATATGGTAATCGTGCCGGCGGTAATCTTGTCGGCATTAATAGAGTCAATGTTAGCGTCAGTAATCGTCGCATTGGCGATCTGCGCACCGCTGATTGAGGCGGTAGTGATGTCTACCCCTCCATCGATCCTGCTTGGAACGCTGCTGGTGGTGTTGTAGGCTACGCCAGTTGCGCCTCCGCTTCCTGGAGTTCCGCTCTCATTGCCCGTTCGGTCTAGGGAGGTAACCGCATAGTTATAGCCAGAAGAGTAGTTTGCAAAATCAGTATCAACATATTGCGTGGCTGAGGTTTCGGCAATTGCCGCATACGCCCCAGTGTTGTGCACCCGTCGATATACCCTGAACCGAGCAAAGTCTGTGTTGATTGCATTGAGCAGCGGTGTCTCTGGGTTATAGAAATCAAACTGCCAGGTAACGGTGTTGCTCTTGAGTCCGGGGGTAACAGTCGTGCTGTACGGCGCCTCGCATGGGGTCTCATCTTGCGGCAGGTCAATCTCGTCGGACGACCACGGGGACTTGTTGTTCGTGTTGTCGATCGCGGCAACGCGATAGTAAAGAGTTCTTCCTGGCTCTGCCTGGAAGGTGTGCACAACGTTCGCCTTCACCCCTGTTGATGCGCTCTGTGAGTCAGAGGTCTGGCTAACGTTTGCTCGCTGTACCTCTGTAAAGTTTTCGTCGTACCCATACTCAACGGTGTAGTGGGCAAAGTCGTCCTCTGGGCTTGGGGTCCACTGTGCGGTCACACTTGCCCTGGTAACCCCGTCTGGGGTCTGCAAAAGTGCCCCTACGGGGGCTGTGACGGCGAGGGACTGCGGCGCCTCTGGGGCAATGGTGTCATTAAGCCTTGCCGTTGCTGCCTGCATGTCGGCAAAGATTTGGGTGACTCCGCGCTTTGTTAGCAGCGGGTCATCGCCAACGGTAACGGTGTAGTAAACGCGATCGCCAAGGAGTTTTGCCTTAATGCCCTTGACCATAAGCGGCTCTGCCGTGTCATCCGCAGCCCATACAAATGGGATAACCTCGCCAACCATTGGCACCTCTGTTTCAAATGTGTCGAACTCCCACGTTCGCTCTGCAATCCCCTTCTCTTCCCAGAAAGAAAGAGCCCGCGTAGATGCCTTGTCGTCATTATCAACAAGGCTATCGTTGATTGCTGCCTCAATAATCTTTCCGCCTGCCTCCCAAATTCCTGGAGCAAAGTCAAAGACCTTGTAGTAATACACGCTGGGCTCAGGGGAGATGGCAGCCCCGCCAGCGGCTGGTGACTGAATGCTGAGTGTTGTTCCCCCCTGCGTTGCCTTAAGCCGCATGGCAAATCGCTTCGTCCCAACATAAATCTTGTAGGAAGACGCGCCAGTAACGGCAGACCACGAGGCGTATAGTTCCCTGTTGCCGTCAATGACATCCTGATCGGTAATGGTCTCTGTGGCGTATTTACAAATAATATCGGTGTCCCCAACGGTGGCAACAACTCGAACGTAATACTTTGCTGCAGCAAGAGTTCCTGCCAAGACTTTTCTAAGAGTCAGGCTAATGTCCGTCTCAACAGACTCAAGTTCGCTCGGGTTATTTGCATCCTTGTAGACACCGTACACAAGAAGTCGGTTAGCAACCTTCGATGCGGATCGTGGCGCCTTTGGCGTTTCGAATGTCTTCATTGGCAGCGCGTAGGCGGTTTCTGATGGGCTGTCAGAGAAGCCCATGCTACCCGTAACCTTCACAACCGAGAAGTCAGTCCAGGCAACCTCGTCTCCGCCGTTGCGCTTTTTCATAAAAACAATTCTTGCCGTTACTGCCGTCGCACCTGCCCGAGCCATTGCCCACGCCTTGCACCATCGCCCGTCGTCTGTTGAGTCAAAGGATATATTTCTTTCAAGGTTATACGATGACCCAACTTGAGTCGTTCCACCCGCGTCGCTGTAGAAGCGCAACTCCGCGTCCCAGTCCAAAGAAAAGTTTGTCTTCGCCCAGCCCTTTACCCTGGCAAAGTAGTACTGGTTTCCTGTTACTGGAATTGCCGCAGTCTTGCTTTCTGCCGTGGTAGCGCCAGCGGTGGCAACAATTGCCCGTCCGTAACCGTACGGCCCGCGATCCTGCAGGACAGAATGCCCCCCGGCAACGGAATAACCCAAAGATGCTGGGCTAGACTCAAATCTTGGGTTATCTACGAGTTCCCGCGCCTGCTTGTTGGTGTAGTGCAGGTCCTTGTTGGCATCAACCCAGAATACGCCGCCCGTCTTTTCAATAATAATGTTGAGCGCCTGCTTGAGCGTTTTGCCACCAAAGGGGCTGGTAAGAACGATGCCGGTCTCAAGCGTTGGGCTGAATCGGTATGACTTCTCTGGGTCGGGGGTGCCATCGTTAAGTTTCTTAGCAGTCTCAACGTAGGAAGTCTGATTGTCGATGCCAGGGTCAAGATCTGGGTCAAGCCCGTTGAAGATGCCTTTATAGTTATCGTTTTCCGAGTCAGATGATCCGCTGATAATGTCGACGTCAATGGAGCCCTTTTGAACCTTGTCCTCAGGGCTGAGATCGCCAGAAACAGCCGGTGCAGTGCTTAGGCTATACGTAGCCGTTGGGCTTGTAACGGTGGCCTTGTAGTACATGTCCTTAACGCCAATGCCAGACTTTGCAAAGACCTTGTAATACGTTGCGCCAGCAACGGTGCTCCAGTTCAGCCGGATTGTCCGAAGTTCTGGATCAGAAACCCCTGGTGGATCAATGTCTGTTGCAGTAAGGTTCTGGCTAACATGTGTAAATATTTCTACAATCTCGTTGCCGGCGTTGTAGGCAACAACTCGGAAGGTGTATGGTCCGGCGGTAAGGGTTGCACCGCCGGCTATAACTTCTGTCGTAAGCCCGCTAATCGTTGGTCGCTCGCCAAGAACTGCGGAAACAGTCGGGGCGTTGTAGTCACGAATAATCAATTCGTCGAGCAGGGCGGTATAGTCCGCGCACTCTATCCTCTGGACAACAAACGCATCACCCTGTCGCTCGGTGTCGACGCTTGAAACAACGCCGCCCCAGAGGGTGCGCACTACCTCATAGTGACCACTAACTAGCGCCCACTCCTGGACTTTTACTTCTGTCCTGTTGGCTATATCGATAAAAAATGACGGATCATTTACTGCGTCCACCATGCCTAGAGAAACATCGGTGTAGGCGTCTAGACCATTACCGCTTGTGCCCCAGGAAGCGTAGTCATCGTATCGTGTGGTGGAAAGGTTGAGCATCGTGAATATATCGAAACGGAGGGCGGTGTTCTGCTCAGTCGCCTGCTGCTCCCACTGCAGGGACTGATAGTCAACGCGCTTGCTGACGTCGATCCAAATTTCCTCTTGGATGGCCGTAGAGGTCTGGGGGTACCCAGGCCTGTATTGCATTAAGACCCTAATCTGGTTAGGCATCCGGACTCTCCATGTTACTTAACGCTGCTTCCTGCTTGAAGTGCAATCAGTCTAGCAAGTTCTGCTGCCAACTGTTGCGCATCCATACCGCTCGCGTTGCTGACGGTGATGTTGAAGGTGTTGTTTGCGCCAGCGGTTATGGTGGCGGATGTTGGCGTTGTACTGGTTGCCAGGCCCGTGGCAAGGGTTGCATTAACGCCGAGGCTCGCACGTGCGGCGGCTGCTGCGGCTAGGGCAGTAGCATACTCGTTAACTTTGCCTGTGGCAAGGGAGAATGAAGATGCGGTCTGCCCCATTGCTGCGGTCAAGGCATCTGCGCCCGTGACCGACTGCTGATTGAAGGAACCAAGAGGGCCGCTCAACTCTGCGGCGTATGACTTGATGCTGTTCATGCTGCTCTCAAAGGCATCGCGCGTTGCGGCGACAGCCGTGGTTACGGCTTCAATTTGTGTCTTTCCAAACTTCAAGTTGCTGACTGCCCCAGTCCCAGAAAGGTCGTTCGGATCGAAGTCTGCACCAAACAGCAACTTATCGAGGCTGGTCATCTTGTTTGGGCTGGACATCACGTTATCAATCTGGTCCATGACATCCTTAAGGCTCTTTGCAACGCCGCTCAATGTTCCAATTCGATCATCGCTTGAGTCGGCAAACTTTGCGTACTGCTCAACGTCGACAGAGAGCAGCGCCTGTCCGTAGGTGTCTCGGAGAACGTCGCGCATCTTCTTAATTGCTTCGTCGCGTTCGGCGTTGTCTTCAAAGGTCTTCCCAAGGGCATTGAAGTATTCGGTAAACTGCTTGTCGGTAACGTCTGCCTCTGCAAGGTTGGCGATGTTGATATCTACGCCCGTTGCCTGCTCAAAGTCGTTGAGGCCCTGCTCCAGGGTTCGCTGCGCAAGAATGGCAGTCTTCTGGGCGGTGGTGAACGTGTTCTTTGCAGACACAAGCGACATCAAGTACTGGTAGAGGGCGCCCTGCTCGGCATTCAGTTTAGAGATACCCAGTGACCCGCCACCCTGCTTGTTAACAACTTCTGTTAGGTACGAAAGAATGTTTCCAGCACCGGCGTATTCCTTCCCGGTCTGATCGTCTTTATATCTAAACCCAGCCATTCTTGCCTCATTAAGGAACGTCGCCGCCAGGCCGCTTTCTTCAGTGTTTCCCTGATATATCTTCAAAACTTCTGCAACATTGGCGCCAGTTACCGCAGCGCCGCCGTAGGTCAGGTCTTTAATTCCCCCAGTAAACCCTCCACCCTTTGCTTCGAATGGGTCTTTGCCGTTGTATACGGTTCCCCTTCCGATTGAACCCAGCGCCTTGCTTAGCGCGTCACCCTGCGCGGCCTCGGCAAGCGCCTTCATTTCAGAAAGTTGCGCAAGCAGATCTTCTTGCTCAGTTGTAATGTTTTCATTGGCAGCAAGAGCAGCAGCAATTGCGTCTCGATTCGACGACTCAAACGCCGCGAGTTCTTGCTCTGCGTTTGTTGCCATTGTGATGTCTTGCTCGCCAGTCAAGTTGCCGCTTACGGCGTCAACCATGGAGTTAATAGCGGTTTCTTTTCTTGCGGCAGCCAAAAGTCCGTTGTACTTAGAAATTAAATTTTTCTGAGCGGTTGTTCGTTTATTTGCTGCGATTGCTGTGTACTTCTTGTACAGTTGTCCAGTGGTTTGAACCTTGTATTGCTTCTGAAGGGCAATTGAGATTGCGCTGTTGCTGTAGTCCTTAAACGCAGTGTTTGCCCCCGTTGACCTTTCGCCACTTGCGTTCATCTCATCAAAGTTCTCACCAAGCATTGTCATTCGGAGCGCGTCGTTCATCTTTCCGGCCATCTTCTCGTCGCCGTTCAGGACTGACTGCGCAAAGTCAAAGCGGCTATTCAATCTGGTCAAAGCGGCGTCATAGATGGCCTGAGTCGCCTCAGAGGAAGCACTGTACTGCTTTTCGTATCGCTCCTTTTCGTCGGAGATCACCTTAAGTTCTGCGTCGCGTTGCTGGTCAATATAGAACTGCTCAAGGGCTTGCTTGGAGTCGTAGAAGGACTTGGCTGCCTCAAGCGGGTCTGCGCTGGCAGAGCGCATCTGTAGGCCAGAAATCTGCAACTGAGCCTGGAGATTCTCCTCTGTCTGGATGTCTGAACGCTGCTTGTAGCGCTCGTTGATGCGCTTCTCCTGCTCGTCCAGTTGCTTGACGTACTCATCGTGGGTGCGCTGTTGCTCCTTGCGCATGCGCTCATATGCTTTTCCGGCAACGCTGGAGATCTTGTTGAGAAGGTCAAGGCTCTTCTCAAGGGCCTTGTTTGCGGCCGACCCACCGTCACCACCAAGAATAGATCCTGGGTCCTTGGCAATCAGTTTCTTAATCTCGTCGATTTCTTTCTTGGTCAACTTCATCGGGTTGGCCTTGGCGGCATCCTCCTGGAACTTTGCAGCCTGCTTTGTGAGGGTGGCAATCTCTGCCTCAACTCTGCCGGCATCGGCGCCAAGACTCTGCATGCTCTTGCCTGCGTTGTTGAGGGCGGCCTCTGTGGCAATCACTTCGGCGGTCCTTCTCCCACCCGATTTGAGGATTGCATCGTCGTACTTTCCTCGGGCTACTGCAAAGTTGTTGGCTGCTTCCTGCTGTCTTAGTTGGATATCGCCAAGCACAACTTTCTTTGCGCCAATCTCTAGAATGATGCCTTCCGCCGCTGCCTCAGCAGCCTGTGACGCAACCATCGAGAGCGCAGCGCCACCGTTTGCTTCAATGAGCCGCTGCTTGAGAAGCAGTATCTTCTGGAGTGCTACGTTGTTCACAAGTTCCTTGTCGCTAATGGCGAGACCGGCAGCCTCGGCAGCCTGCAGCGCATCTCCGACTTGAAGGCTTACGGTTTGCGTCTTATATGCCTTGTCTCGCGTCTCCGTATCTTCCTTAAGAAGGGCAAGTTGTTCTGCTGTTGCTTTTGTGCCAGCCGCAACAGCAGCAGCAAGCGCTACCTGATTCGTTGTTCTAAAGTTTGCATACGCCTTTTCCGCCGCGACGCCTTCCGCAACTTCTGCGGCGGTCGCACCCATTGTGGCCAGTCGGATTTGTAGTGTTGCAGTAAGGTCCTTGTACCTAGCGTCTGTCCTGGCCTTCTGCGCAGCCGTAAGTTTCTTTAGTTCTTCCTCTTCGGAAACAGTAAGCAGGTTTTCTGGTCCATATCTAACTAGGGCTGAGTCGTCAGTTCCTCCCAACTGGTCCCTCCCAAGAGCAGTGGAGTCAATTCCTTGCTGGATGTATCTTGCAGGAAGGGCTTGCGCCTGGATCTCTTGCAGCAAGCCAATGCGTGCATCGCCACCAAGTTTCTGATAATTGGCATCTGCGGCTCGATAGGCTGCCCGATCTCCCGCGTACTGATCGAACATCTTGTAGCCGGCCTCGCCGCCGTAGCGCTCCATCATCTCAAGACGGGTTAGCGTCATGTCAACCTTTGGCATCAACTCATCACCACGGGTCCTTGCCTGAACGCCGATGCGCAGCGTATCCTTGACGAGTTGCATGAATTCTGCGTCAGTGGTGTCCTTAGTGACCTTGCTGTAATCGAAGCCGAGTTCCCTGAGAGCGTCTGCTGGGTTAGAGAATCCAGAGGCCGCCGTCAAGGCTCTGATGTCTGCGGTCTTTAGCAGGGTTTCTAGTTTGGTAAAGCCGATTCTTGTCTGACCTTCCTCAACGGTTTTGCCGTCGGCCCCTGTTACCCCAGCCTTTACGTCTTCTGCAGAATACGTTGACCTGCCAAAGTCTGGGGTGTCAAACCGCTTAATAACCTGCGAACCGCTGTACAACTTTGGATCAATAAGTGTTCCGAATAGGCCAAGTGGCGAATTTGCGGCGGCAATCTCAAGTTCTTCTATTGTTTTGGACAGTTCCTTTTCTGCGTCCGTTAGTTCTGCCCCTGCAGCGTTTTTACCGTCAATTAACTTAAGTGTATCTTCGTTTTCCATTCGTAGGAGTGCTAGTTTCTGCTTGGCAAGAAGGGTTTCCTCACCAGAGTATCTAGCAAGGGTTTCATAGTCCATACCGGCATTCATGAACTCTGCTTGCTTTATGTCAAATGCGTTCGATCCGCTTCTGCTCCTTCTTTCGTTTTCAAGGTTTTTTCGCATTGCCGCAATTGCTTCGGGAGTTGTTTGAACATCTTCGTTTGTCTCTAGTTGATCAATGAAAGATTTCTTTTGCTGATATTCTTCGTCGCTCATGATGCCGGCCTTACGCAGGTCGCGCTCGTGATTTAACTTGTCTTCGGCTTCCGCTCGATCCTCCTCAGGAATCCCTGTGCTTCCGGTTCTAATCTCTTGAATCCTTCGTTGGTATTCTTCTTCGCTCATCACGCCCATGGAGGCAATGCTCTTCTTCTCGCCAACTGTGTATGCGCCAAAGATGGTGGAAAGGAGATCCTCATCAGTTGGGTCTGTGGTAATTCCTGGGATTCCCCCGCCCTCTTGTATGAACCCTGCTCCGCCGCCAGCAAATTTCTCTCGGGCAATCTCCTTTGCTTGCTCTTCCGTAAAGCCAAGGATCTTGGCCTCTTCCATCAAGGCCTTCTTCTGCCTAATGGCCTCTTCAGATCCAGCAATAGCCTTATCAATGGCATTTCCAACCAACTCAGCAAGTGCTCCGCCAATCATTCCGCCGAGGGCAGCACCAACACCAGGAATTGGAATAAGCGCCTGACCAAGCATTGCCCCTGCAGTTGTTCCGATGCCTTGCGCCATCGCCTGGAATGGACCAGCCTTCTGCCTGAAGACATTAGTCATTTCCTTTGGCAGCATCTCCATAAGCGGCCCAATGATTGGCGCCGTCATAATTGGCGCCATTTCCCCAGCAAGTCTTCGTGCACCAGACGCAAGCCCTGCGGCCACACCGGCCATGCCTATTGCCTTAGACATCCCTCGCATCTTTTGCGCTATGCCGCCAAGGGGTCCCCTTAGCCGCTCGCGCTTCTTGAGTTCCTCTGCACTTACCTTATTTGGACCAAGCGCACCGGTCTCTTCGTCTACGTAATAATATTCCCCATCCCTGGTGTCAATCTCGGCAAGACCAGTCTTCCCGCCGCCGCGCTCAGTCCGCTTGAGCGCCTTCGGCATCTTGTCTTGCACTTTCTTGAACAAATTACCCGCCGCTTGCCCAACCTTCCCGAATATGCCAACCGTGCTCGCCTTAATCGCCGCATCCCCACGAGCGTCTCCAAGAATGCCCTTAATGAACTGCTCTTCCTCTTGCTTGGTGGCAAAGACCTTGCCCTCTGCGTACCTCTTAAGCACCTGAGACATGACAATGTTTTGTACATTTTCTGGCAACTTCTTAATGCCAGCAGCAACACTTGATGGAATGTTGATTGCCCGATCTGCAAAGTCATCAACCTTTAGTTTCTTCGCCTGAGTTGGGTCTACAACGTTTTCCGGCAAGGCGGCGATCTGCTTGTCCGCATCAGCCTGCGTAAGTTTCCCTGCGGCAACCTGACTCTGTATTGCGTCAGTTTTTGTTTTGTCTCTTGTCATTATTGGAACGCCGGCCTCGGCAAGACCACCAACAATCGACATATTGTCTGCCTGACTTCGGCGCGTATCGTCAATGCTTGCCTCTAGCGAAGCAATCGCCTTTGCGCCCTGATCTTGGTCCATTTCCTTGGACTCCACTTTCTTCCTGATCTCTTCAATTCTTGCCTTGGCTGCAACAATCTTCTTCCCTGCTGCCTCAAGTTGCGCAAACGTCTCGTTAAGAATCGTAGAAGTTTCCCTCTGAACAAGAACGGCACTCATCATGTTGTCTAGCGAGTAGGCACCGGCATCGTCATTGATCCCCTCTGTGTCTGTCTTGCCAAGGTCAAGACCAGCAAATCGGAACATTCCGGAAGCAGACCCTTGCTGTCGAAGCCTTGAGGCCTCTTGCAGGTTCTGATATTTAGCCTTCTGATCATCATCAAGGGTTCCGGCGGCAATGGCATCCTTGTTGTCTTTTTCAAACTGTGCCTTCTTCTCATCGGCAAGGTTGAGGTAGTCGTATGTTCCCTCGATGCCCTTGTTAGTAATAACCGGCGAAGTGTGTGGAGCCCCACCCTCGCCGTGTGGCATGTAGAACCCCTCACCAAAGTTTGGCTTAAGGGTATTCTGCATTTGATCCGTTGCTCGTTGGCGTGCGCGGTCGACAGAGAGAAGCCCGATATTTCTTCCAAATACTGTCGTGCCCTCAAGTGCGCGCTGGGCAGCCCTTCCCTTAAGGTCGGTCATGCCGTATGAATTAATCTTCTCGCCCTCGCCCCACCTTACTGCGGCCTTAGACTTATCTGTTGTAACCATGTTGTCTTTATCAAGTAGTTGGCCACGATCGTTGGTCTTAAAGTCTTCCGCCTCAATCTTTGCTCGCTTAAGTTCGTCGTATGCGGCGGCAGTCTTCCTAACCTTGTCGATCTGTGAGTCAATTGCACCGTTAACGCTTCCCCATGCGTCATGAAGGCCATTCATTACCTTGCCAATGAGCGTTCCGGCAATGTTGTAGGCCATCATGGCGGTCTTAAATGCAATAAACAAACCAACGATAACCCCAAGCGGACCAGCAATTGGTGTAATAATCTTTAACAGAACGGACATCGTCATAAGGAATATGGTCAGGAGCGGCATCAGGGCGTTGATCGCCACGGAGAGCCCGGCAATAAATCCAGTCATTGCCCCGCCGCTAAACGCTTCCAAGATAGTCCCAATGCCCTCACCAATAACCATGATCAACTGCTCAATCGCCGGCATAAATGATTTTACAAAATCACCAACAAACAGCGTATTGTTCTTAATCGCCTCTGCAATCCCAGAGATAGCAGCAACAAGCACAGTGACGGTTGCAATGAGCGGGTTTGACGTAATTAACTTGGAGAAGAGGCTAAACGCCAAAGAGGCAACAGCGAGTCCCCTGCCAACATCGTTTGCAAGAATGTCGCCAATTAACTTTAGTCCTGGTCCAAGTTTCCCAACAACTCCGATAACTGCCGCGCCGAATGAGTTTGCCGAATCGCCTGCAGAGGCAAGGCCCTTAACGAAGACGTTAATAAAGATTTGCCCAACGGCTTCAAGCGCTGGCCCGAATGAAGCAAGCGAAGAAATGAATGTCTGCATGCTGGTGCGCACGTCATCAACAAACTTGGTAATCTCGCGCGACTTGAGCATGAACTGACCAACCTCAACGATGGTGTCTCGAACGGAGTTGAACAGCGGCTGGAATGCCGTTGCCATGAAGTTCTGAGACAAGTCCGCAATCGTCGAAAGCGCACCGGTCATTGTCCTTGAGAGTCGATCGGCAGATCCCTGGTACTGCTTATCCATTCCCTCGGTGATTGCTCGCGCTGCCGTAGAACCAATCAAGAATCCGCGCTTTGCAAGGTTTCGGATCAGGCCTTCTGCTCGCTTTGGATCTTCAAGGGTTCTAATCATCTCGTCGATGCTGCCGAATGACTTCTTAAATGATGCGCTATTGAGCATTCCCTGGAGCCTGTCAAACTCTGCTGCCGTCTCTTCCGGGATATCCTTCATGGTCCCAAGTGCGCGCATCTTCATTGCCGTAAGGTCCATCAACAACTTCTCGGAAAGCATTCGGTAGCCAGCAATACCAGCGTTTGCCAACTGCATCATGTCGTTCTGATAGACGCGACCAGCAGAGTTCATTTGTCCAAGCGCGTAGGCAATTCGGTCAATCTTCTCGTCTTCACCACCAAGGGCTGCCACGGCGTTGGAGATAGAGTTGATCATTCCAGGAATTTCGGTCGCCTCAAACCCGAACGCCTTCATCTTAAGTGCGGCCTCTACGAGTGGCTTAAACCTAAACGGCGTGACGTTTGCAATGTTCCTAATCTCCGCGACCATGCCCTCGGCGGCGCCCTTGGTGTAGTTGATGGCGTCAGAGAACTTAACCGCCTGCTCTCGCATGAAGCCAATTTGCACACCGGCCTCATTGAGTTTTGGAACCAGTGCATTGCCAACTGCTGCTCGCGCCTGAAGTGTGTTGGCAAAGAGCGTATTGAATCCAACGGTTGTGTTTTCAAGAACTTGGTTGAATTGGAATACACCGGACTGCAGGTGCTCAAAGATTCCGCCGATCTCTCGGCCCATCTGCTGCAAGACAAGGAAGGTTGCTGCGCGACCAACCTGAGTCTTTACTGTCTTAAGAATACCGACGTTAGCGTCGGTTAGTCTCTGCAGGGTCTCGGTCGCAACCTGCGCCTTCTTGGCGGAATCTTCCAGTGACTTGCCGAATTGACTGTTAGAACCAGCGGCATGGACAATGGCTGGGCTAAGTTCTGCAAAACGATTCTGCAGTGCTGCCAAATCGTTGACGCCCCTAGAAATTTTTTCAGTATCAGGGATAACGGCACGAATCTTGCGCCAGTCATTGCTTGGGTCGTCTGGCGGCATGCCTCCGCCAGTGGCGGTTGGTGGCTTACTTCCGCCTGCGCCGCCCGGCGCATTGCCGGCAGCAACAATTTTTTGCTGATCGGATGTTGTTGTTCTTGTTAAGAATGATGCTGTCTCCCGCGCTTCCGATGAAACGTTTTGCAATGACGCTGCAAGAGCCTCAAGGTCAACTTCTCCCGTTGCCGCCTGCGACTCAAGTCCTTGTAGCGCCGCTTGAATGCGCTGCAGAACACCAGAAACATCAGCGACTTCTTCTGGGGACATGCCAGTGAGTTTTGCCCCAGACTTAACTCGAGCGTCTGGAGTTGTGCCTCTTACATCAGATGGAAGCACTGCTCCCGGGTATCTCGTCCCTCCCTGCTTTAGCGCGTCGGTGCCACTTGCCATTTCTATTGCGTTTATTAAAAACTCTAGTTTTCTTCCGATACCGCTTGGATCACTCTCAAGAAATTGTGCCTTATCCTTTGCGGTCATCCCAGATGTATCTTGCCCTCTTTCTGCTATTTTTTTGTCTGCAATAGCAAGGGTCTCATTAAGAAGATCAATGATTGGGGCAAGTTGTTCTGGGATAATTTGTTTCTGTAGGATTACATCTTTATTATTACGTTCGGCTTCATCATTCGCTGACCCCCTCTTGACTGGCGTGAGATTCACTTGCTCTGCCCGGAGCGCCTCACGTGCCCCGGTAAGAGTTCTTAGTTCGGCGTGGAGCGAGTCAATTTCTTCCGTTACTGGGGCGATTGCCGCCTGGAACTCAACAAGAGCCTGCCTGGCGGCCTCAACATCTTCGGGAAGCGGCTCACCCACTCCGTAATCCGGCTCTTCAGCGGACCTTGCTTCTATATATCCACGAATGTCTTCTATGGTTTGCCGTGGCGCGTCTGCCCCCAAGACATTGACTGGAGGGAGTCCAACCTTCGAAGCAAGATTCTTATTATTGCCATAGTTCTCAACTCCAAGGGCGTGCCTAAACCGTGCAGACTTCCCACTAAATACCATGTCCCTTTCGGTAAAGGCGTTATCCTCGTCTGGCTTAAATCCTTCAGAAATTAACCTCTTGTATTCTTCTGATTCAGGTCCATAAACTTCAGGTACATACTCGTTTGCGTATTCGCCAGTTTTTGTACGCTTTCTTCCTGGCTTCGTTCGCCTAAACCTTGCCTCGCGCTGCGCCATTTCCCTGTCTGTATCTAGTTCAATAGCAACCACTTCATCTGCTAGTTCTTCATTTTCCATCTGCATAAGGACGTCGAAAGCGGCCCGAAGTTTATCTTGTGCGGATACTGCGGCCCCCCTTCGAGCGGAAAACGCTGCACTAATCTTTTCCTGCAACTCTGCTCGCTTCGCGTCAATCGCAGCAATCTCGGCTTCAATCTCTTGGACCTTTGAGACCGAGTCAGTGGTCGCAGCAGTGGCCGCCTCTGTACCGGAGCCTGCAGATACGGGTTCTGGTGCCCCCTGAACGCTTGCCGCCTGCTCCTCTACGGCCGTGGCAACTTCCTCAGTTGCGACAGCGATCTCTTCCTTTGCATCTGCAACTCGCTCGGTAGCGTCCTCGGTGCGCTGGTCTGCAGACTTAATCTCCTCAACAATCTCTGAGGTGTTTGACGTGTCGTCGTCTATGAAGCCATCTTCGGCGTATTCGTCTTCGTCAAAGTCTTCAAACAGGCCAAGTTCGTCTTCTGCTGCCTGAGCAATTTTTTCTGTAGCCTCGGCCTTCCCTTCGGTGGCGTCTGCAGCGGCAGTGGTTGCCTGCACAACTCCAGATGCAGCAGCAACGCGTCGGGCAATCTCATCGCTGGCAACGCCTGTAAGTTCCAAGAATTTGGCGTAGTTGTTCTTTGCCTGTTCGCTAGATGGGTCGTCTTGAATCTGCTGAATGAGCGTCTTTTCAAATTCTGCATCGTCTACGCTGCCGCCGCTGTCGCCTGCCGCCATTGGCATTGTTTCCGTTTCTGGCCTTGGTGGCTCCTCGCTCCAGCCAATCTCGTCTCCCAAGTAGGTTCGTTGCGTGGACATTGCATCGGGATTCTTAATCCCGGTCTCTGGGAATGCAGTTGCCCCGTAACCAGCGCCAGTTCCACGACCCTGCGTGGCATCGGGGGTAATCTCCGCAAGCGACTGCTGCTTCCTTGTCTTGCCAATTTCCATGGCACGACCAAGCGCCGCCTTTCGACCCTTATCGTCACCTTCGAGATAGGGGATTCTTTGCGTAATGTCGATTGCAACCTTGTCACCCTCAACCCAAGAGCCAAGATAAATTTCCTGACCCTCGGCAAGAAGTGTTTTAAGTTCAATAGCGTTTTCTGCAATAATCTTCTGAACAGCGGCTTGGAATTTCTGCCTACGGCGATCATTTTCCTGTTTAATCTCTTCAATCTCTTCGTCTGAAGCATTTCCTGGGACCGTAAGCGGCACTACCTCTGAGGCGGGAACGTTCAGGTTGTACCGCTGCATTCCGCCAACCATGAACCCTGTCTGCGGCGTGTTTTCAGTTACGGTTGGTGATCCATCTGCAGAGCCCTGAAGCCGGTAGGAGGCGCCCTTGTCCGGCATGACGTCGGAAAACATGGTCTTTGACGTTGCGGTTGATATTGATCCAGCGCCAGGAAGCCTGCTGGCAATTTCGGTCTCAGACTCTTCTGGCACTCCTCTGAATCCTACGGACGAGGCGTACTTACCAGCCTTGGTATTTGACCTGGCAGTTGCTTGCTTAGCCATTTCGACCATTGAATATGCGGCTGCAATGATTCCCGATGAACCAAAACCATCATTTCCTAGACTTACTTCTTTCTCTTCCTTGTTGTTTACGTATCCGCCCATGATTCGATAAGCCTCTGCCATTGCCTCATATGGTGAGTTGTTTGCGTAATTGGTCAATACGCTTTGAATGTGCTCGGGCTCAATGCCCATCCGCTCCATTCTTGCCACAAGGGCGGCCCGCAAATCCGCATGGGCATTTGCATCGTACGGGCTGGTGAGAGTGTGCCCAACTTCGTGCGCGGCAGTTCCGCGAATATCTCTTGCGATTCTTGCTTCAGAAAGTTTTGTTTGACCCTTGCGAACAATCCTTCTCGGGACTTGGATTCCACGAACAACGCCGCCGCCGGTATATCCAATTGGTCCAGCAAATCCAGCAACGTTTGAGATCAACCCGCCGGTGCCCCCCTGCGAAGATGGGGACTCTTCCGGGTCGCTAGATCCATACGATACGAATTGAGGCGTTGTAATTGCTGTTAATGCATTTCCAGCAATACCGTTTCTTTGAATCTCTTTTGCAACAACTCCCGCAACAGCCGTTGCATGGGCATCGTCTGTTAGTTTTTCTCCGAGGTGCGTTGTTGATACAAGTTGATCTCCGCCGTCTTCTGTTTGCACTTTTCCAATAGATATTCTTACCCCGGCTTTATCAAGCGCCGCAAGAACCGCTACTGCTGCCTCCCTGGAGACCATGAGAAGGCCCTGCTCTGGTCGCTGCGGACTCTTGTCGGTAAGTTTTGTAATTGGGTTGCTTCTTGTTTCATGTTTTTCCAACCCGCCCCTCCCGTAAAGCCCTTCGGGATTGTCTTGAATCAATTGAGCCACGAGGGTTGCCGGTAGGGCGTTAAACGCCAAGGCATTTATTGCCTGGGGGCCGAAGGAGTCCAAATCTTCTATTGTTCTAATCCTCTTAAATTGCTCCGCCATACCGACTTCGATATCCATTTCTTCTTCGTCTGCATAGCCCGCCTTTAGGCTTGCCTCGAGGTCTTCCACTACTGTTCTGTTTTGCGCATCAAGGTTAATGTCTGATGGGCGAATTGCCTCGGCCTCTCGGTTCATTTCCTTAGAGACGCCGCCCATTCCCTCTTCTTTGTAAGCCATTGGCTCCGGCCCGGAAAGCCCACCAGATGCTCTTGCCCTTCGCATCTCGGCAATGCGAAGGGTCGACTCAGCAACAGCCAACTTTGAGGAGGCGAGTGATGCGTCTGCCTCTTTTGCATCGGCAACGTCTGCCAATTCCGCGTCACCACGTGCGCTGGTGTCAATTTCCCCCTCTTCAAATAGGTTATTAATGTTTTCCGCAAGCCCAAGAATTACCTCTTCGAGCGCAAGTACCTTTTCGACAAAGCCAACAATCTCCCTAGACTTCGTAAGGTCTTGTACCGTCCTGCCAGAACCCTGAATTACTTCACCCTTTTCGTCAGTCTTAAAGCCAACGACAAATGACTCCGTAGCCATTTGCTTCAGTTGTTCAAGTGAAATATCCTTTCCAATTGCCTGAGAAACTTTCTGGCGAATTTCTTCCTGGACGTCAGACTCAAGTTTCTTTGGGCCTTCGTATCCTGGCTCAAATTGTCGCTGATACCTTGAGGGAACTGCTGGGATTACCTCACCAGTCGCCTCATCAAAGCGCGCGGCCTCGCCGTACAACTCCCTGCTGATTACCCCCGCCCTCTTGGTTGGAATTCGCTCCATGCGGAGCGATGGGACGTTCTTGCTTGCCGCATCTGAAATCTCCTTTGCAAGCGCTGGATCACCGATGAGGCCAATGAGATCTGCGGGAATCAAATCTCCACGAGCAATGAGTTCGGCAATAAGCGCTGTGAGTTCCTTCTTTGCGGCATCAGCATCTCGCCTGCCGGAAGTCATAATCTCCGTAGCAAGCCCGCTGATTGCCTGTGCAGATAGGGCAATGCTTTCCGGTGCGCCCCGACCGCTTCGCGGAAGCCTTGCTGCCCCGCTTCCTGGCTCGTCGCCAGTTTGAACTTCGCCAAACCTTTCCATACCAGCAACAACAGCATCTCCACCAGATTCGAGGGCCTTGGTGATTGCAATCAGTTCTCGCGCCAAAGAAAGTTTTGCGTCCTCATCAAGTGAGTCTGTTTTTCTAATAACACCGGCCTCAGATGCGGCGAATCCCCCGCCCGCTGGGACCGCCCTGCCAATAAATTCTGGCGAGAACAGTCGCTGAACAGCAGGGTCTTTTGCCAGTCCGTCAAACTGTGCCGTCAATGAGGCGATCGCTGCTGCTGCCGCAGGGTTGCTGCTCTTTAGTTCTGCGATCTGGTCGTACGCAACCTTCATCAGCCCAAGGTTTGAAGAAAGGTCATCAATATCGCTTTGCTTTACCGACTTCCCCTCTGCAAGTAGGGACGCCATGTCCGCCGTCAATATCTTGGTGGACTCAAATAGTTCCTTCAAGAACTGGATTGCCGCCTCTGCCTCCGCAGGCTTGATGCTAGTCGTATTCATTGCCGCGCCGGCTTCTGTATTGCTTACAACCCTCTTTCGCCTAAACAGATCAAATACTGGGTTCTCTGGCAATCCCGCAACGCCAACGGTTCCCTCAACCTGCTCAGCGGCCCGATTGCCATCAGGGGAACTTGACCTTTCTTTATTTCGACCCGCAAGTGCTGATCCAGAAACTCCAGCAAAACCAAATGGAACTCTTGCTGAAAGGCTTCTTGCCCGGCGCCTCTGCCTAATTGTTGATTCACTTGTTCTACCGGCCAGCAAGTCCAGTGGGTCAGCGCCACCCATTCTCTTGTCGGTAATGCCAAGAATCTCAAAGAACCGTGAAGTCCCAGCCATAGGGTTATCAACCTGTGCCTGCAGTTCCCGTAGCGCTGCTTGCGCCGCAGCAAGTTCCTGCGCCGCTTCGGTAGCGCGCTGCTCGGCGTCGTCTAGCGTTGCCCGAATAATGTCTTCTTTGCTTCTTCCCGTTGCTGCTGATTCGGCATCAGCACGACCCAGTACGCCAGCCTTTTCAATTGCACGGTCCATATCTGATGATGTTTGTCGGCCGCCAGCGCCTCCCGGAAGGCTTCTGTTGTCGCCGCTTAGTTGCGCTCCAATACCTGTGCCGTTAAAAGTGTCCTCAACCTCTTTGAAAATTAGATTTGCTATCAGGGCGTCAGCGTCTTTTGGCTTAACATCATCGCCAAGAATCATTGCCTTAAGGGCTCTTCGGATTGCCCCCTTGAGCGTGTTTATTTCTGGTCCGGTTAGGCCCCTGCCCTCGTCCCGAAGGATTTTGTTTTTAGCCACGCCAGCAAGGCGCTTTGCGGCCTCGTCGATAAAGGCATCGTCAACCGCCGCAGATGACCCCTTTCCAGGGCCGACCATTGCCGCGATTTCGTTATAGGTTGCGTCAAACTCTTCGGCAATGATTTCAATAGCCTCTTCTCGGGTGAGGGTTTTCATAACGGGTTCTTGTGTTATTACTTCCTCACCGTCGACTATAGTTTTCTTTTCCTTAAAAACTTGGTTTCCCTGTTCGTCCATCACTGCTACCTGTTCCTTCATAAACAGGGCGATTTGCCGCTCGTAGAACTCGATTGTTTTTCTTTCCTCCGCGACCGTAAGCCTTGTTCGATCTGACTTAATCTCTTTTGCTACATCATCGCCCTCCTCGCCGGTGCCGACCGCAGATCGACCCGACCTATCCGCTTCACGAACTACCTCTGTCGCGTCGTAAGAGTCATCATCCCCCTCAGTACCCCCGCGCGGAGTGGCGCTACGGACCCCTCTTGACTCGTCTCGCATCTCCAACTCGTCTTCCCCAAGAACATCTTCGGCGGCGGCTCGTACGGCGCTGAGTCGGTCCTTTGCCTCTTGCGCCGCTCTTGTTAGTTCAAGCAGCCTCCTTGCGGCATCGTCCCTCTCTGCGCGCATGGTCTTGAGGTCTTTCTCTATATAGATGCCCTGAGCGTCAAGACCGCTTGGCGATGTCTTGCCGCTTGACGCACTCGCTGCTGATGAGCCTCTCTTAGATGCGCGCGCTCGCTGCGCTCGATCAAACAGTGGGCTTGAGGATTGGCGCTCAGTAATAAGTTCCTGTGCCAATTTTGCCGCAGCACCAGTTCCTTGCTGGGAGATAAAGGAACGGAACTCCTCGATAGTTCCCGCATCAGGAGCGGAGCCGGTCTCCCTGGTTATTCTGGCAATTTCTGTTTGCAGCATCCGATCGGCAATAATCTTCTTCAACTTTGCGGGGTCTACTGATTTTGGCAACTTCAACCCATCAAGCGGATCAGCGCTTAGGAAGTCAGATAGTTCTCTTGTGTATGTAGATTGCCTTGCGCGCGCGGCGGTGAGAAGTCGGGAATTTTCTTCAAGTCGGCGCTCAACTTCCTTGATGTATTCTGGCCCGAGTCCGGGGATCTTGGTCCTGTATATCCTTGGGTTGTCATCTCCTGCGGCAAATCGACGCTCGACGTCCGCTTTTTGCTCCGCTGGGCTTAATGCGCTCTCGTTGTCTCTTGCAATTTCAAGATTTCTTTTAAGGATTGCTTGCTCTTCTATTAGGCGTTGTGCCTCTTCATTTGCCTTCCTGGTCGCCTCACCAACTTCTCGCAAGCGGGACTCACGATCTTTAGCAATTCTGATTGCCTGAGACTCATCGCTAGTCTGAGTACCGAAAACCCGCCTCTGGATTTCCGGGTCCCTTCTTGCGTCAGAGGCCGCATCGGAGGCTCGGCGCTCAAGGTCTGCAATTCTTTGCCTCTCGGCGGCAAGGCGACGTCTTGAACCTTCCCTGCTAATGCCCTCCCGCATTTGGCCTGGCTCCCTCTCAAGCCGAGATGATTTTGTACTTATGGTGTTGCGAACGCTATTGATTTCTTGATCAATAGACTTTCGAATCTCACCGGATGCATTCCTTAGCGCGTCCCGGATGCCGGGACTGGAGGCAAGTCCCTTAATGTCGGCAATCAATGCCGCCTCAATCCCCTTCAGGGGGGAGCCAGAACCCCTCGATCCAAGAAGGGTGGAGATGAAGTCTTTTGCCCCGACGCCATCTCCGTCGGTCATTGTCTTTATTGCTCGGTCCCTAAATTCCCTCAGGACGGCTAGGCGGCGATCAACCTCTGCCTTGAGTTGCGCGTTGCCAGGGTCTGATGCGGTTACGCGCTTAAGTTCTTTTTCGAACTTTGCAAGCCCGAGAAGAATGTTATCAAGTTCTCCCGAGAAATCATCTGGCTTCAAACCGTCCTTTCCAAGGCCGGTTGCAAATGATTCAAGCCCCGGGCCGACAGTTTTTCGAACTTCGTCCAAGGCCACAAAGGCAGCAGCGAGTCCTTGAAGGCTCTTTATTTGCCGTTCAGCAGAGCCCTCCGAAGGGCTTGAGGTAACAGAAACAGCGGCCTGCAATCGCTCAATGGAACTGGCAAGGGCATCAACCTGCGCGGCAGCAGAAACTAAGTCACTGGCATCAGCGCCAAGTTCTAGGATTTCTGGGTCTTGCTGGTTATCAACCATCTACGCTACTTGTCCTTCTGGGATTCAATAATTGCGTTTTCTTTCTGAAGGGTCTCGTTCATGAGGACTGTCTTTGCTTCAGGGGAACCGTACATACCGATCAGGGACTCAATGGAGTGGGTACCGCCCCATTGACCATTATTATTAGCAGATTTTCGGGAAGAAAGCGAGGAGGAAGAGGTCTGCCCCTTGCCCTTGGACCTGTCCTCTGACGCTTCCGCTTGGCTGCGGGCATATTCCCCAAAGATTGCGATTTGTGGAAGCGTTAACGCCAAGAAATCTTCTGGGGTGTAACCATAAGCATCCGCATAGGAGGCCATGATTCCACCCCAGTCAACTTCGGACCAACTTACTCCCCGAGCGCTTTTCCCTCAGCAAGTGCCTCGGCTGGGTCGGTAGGTCCACCCTCCGCCTCTTCTGGGAGAAGTCCACTGCGGCGAAGCACTGAAAGCGCCTCTACCTGCAGGCTCTGGAGGTCGAATCGCTCACCAACTGCGTGCTCGGTAACGCCTGGCTCTTCACGTCGAATGACTAGCCACATGATGAAGCGAAGTACTGTGAAGCGAGTTGTGTCCAACTGGTCAAGTCGGGAATTAAACTTCTCCTCAAGATCCGCAAGATCATTGAGCGTTAGTGCACCCTTGTTCTGAAGGGCCTTAAGGTCTGCCATGGGTAATCTCCTCTATAACTTCCTGCCAAACGGCTTATTCATTGTACAACAAAGTAGGGGGTTAGTGGTAAGAGGCCTCACATAAGGGGAAAGTCCCCCCCCGACCGGCAAGCCGGTCGGGGGGTCCTGAATGCGGCTTACGCCGCAGTCAGATTAGGCCGTAGCCTCGACAAGAAGAATCTTGTCGTTGGCACCCTGCACGTCGCGGTCCGTCACACCCATGAACCCGATGTCCATGGTGGTGATGTCTTCACGCGTGAATGGGAAGGTCAACTTTGGGCTGAACGCCTTGAAAAGGTGAACAGTCACCGTCTTCGTCGGATCGTCCGAACGGGTGTGAACAAACTTGACGTAGATTGGGCGTGGGAGGCCAGAGGCCGTCACGTCGTGGTCATAAGACGTCAAGGTGTCGCGGGCGATAACGCTCGAACGCGTCCAGAAGTTCTGGAGGTTCGCAAGGTTCAACTCGACCTTCTTGGCGTTAAGTTCGCACTTACCACCGTAGTAGGCCTTCTGAATTGCGAAGTTCGACTGACCGTAGAACTCCTTCTCCTGGAACTCAAGAGTAAAATCGACGTCGCCGGCGATTTCGCCGATCTCGTACAACTTCTCCTGGGTCGAAGTTGGCGTGCCGGTTACGTAAGTCGCGCTTGGAACCGTCGAGGCTCCCTCGTACCAATCGGCCACATAAATGCGACCAGATCCTAGTGTAAGCATAGTATTTCTCCTACTCTATTTCATTATTACGCCATATCGGATTATTCTCCGATATTCTAAAGACTTTGCGTCATAGGCATCGCGCTCAAGCATCTTGATGCACAAGTGCACTACTACATCTTGGCCAGACAACCGTTGTCGGTTAACCAGTTCGTCGATCCGCTTCGAGATACTGTTGAGTTCGGTTGTGCCGCTCGCCGACGCAATAAGCACATCCACTACAACTCTCTCGACCGACCTGCCGACTTCACTGTTACCATTTAGGACGGCAATCCTGACCGCCGGGGGTCTACTAGCCCCGACATGGTGAATTGGATAGACCTTCTTGTCGACCGAAGTCCCAGACAACAGGCTTTGCAGCGAGTTATCTGCGCTCAGAACCGAAAAGAACGTCTCATACAATCCCTTCATACAAGAGATATTATACGACATCTCAAAGGGGGTCTAGGCCTACGCCCCCTGCGCAGCAAGTATTTAACTTTATTCTTATTGTGTAATGAGAGAGAATACCCACATGGCAGAAATTGACTACCTTACCGAATGGGCCCACTGGAGGGGTGAAATGACGACTAAACTTAGCGACGTATCTCGCCGCATTGACCACCTTGAAGAGAGCATGGACAAAATCCATACAACCCTGACGGAGATGCGGGAGGAGCAAATTCGCCGAGAGGCAAAGGAGACCCAGCAGAGGTCCATTTTTAAGTGGGCATTCCCTGAGGGGGGTTCTGTTCTGGCCTTGTTGCTGGCCCTATATGCTGTTATCATGCAGGTGTTCGGCAAGTAGCCCGAACCTAGTATGGAGTGTGTATATGTCAATCTTGAGTAAGATCTTTGGTAACAAGAAGACCGCTAAGAAGGCTGCTAAGCCAGCCGTATGGAAGGCACCAAAGGCCAAGGCTGTTAAGCCCGTTGCCAAGGTTGCCAAGCCTGCTGCAAAGGCTTCCAAGCCTGCTGCAAAGGCAGTCGCCAAGAAGTCTAAGAAGGCGTAATCCGCCCTTAGTCCCCCAACCGTACGGGAGGTTTCTATGGCTACGCGCTACTGGACCAACACTGAGCGTAAAGATGCTTTGCATCTTGAGTGGAAGGAATTCCACAAGAAATACCCGGAACGAGAATTCGATTCCTACCGAGTCAAGCGTGACCGTCTTCGCCGGGGCGAAACGGACATAGTGGATGGCCGAAGACTTAATGGGGGGAACAATAAAATGCCAACTCCGTCGTCGATGAAAGAATTAGAACAGATGTCCGATGTTGGGATGGTGAAGTTTAGGAAGATTGACTACGTCTCCCGCATTGGCGCCGTGGCAAAAGATCGTGGCGAACTCATTGTTGCCGCAGGTGACTTCCAGTTTCCATTTGAGGATGGCGATGTGTTTGCATCATTCCTCACCTTCCTTTCCTCGGAGCGACCAGATCAGGTTGTCCTTACCGGAGACATTCTCGACCTCACTGCGGCAAGCGCGTTTGACCGAGACCCCAGGCTGGGCATGTCCATCCAGGACGAACTGCAGCATTGTCACAATCGCCTTGCGGAAATCCGCGCCGCAGCGGGCAAGAACGCAAAGATCATATTCATCTATGGAAATCACGAAGCCAGAATGAGCAAGTGGCTTGCCAGGAAGGCCCCAGAACTTGTTGGCATTACCGATGTCAACGGCGTCGAAATGCTTTCGCTCTCCTCCCTGCTCAGGCTCGAACTGCTCAACATTGAGCCAGCCGTGTACCAGGGAACTGCGTTTGCTGGGCCAGAGAATCTGCGTTCCTATTACCAGATTGCCCCAGATCTTATTGCCACCCACGGAACGTACTCCAGGGCAACTGGCGGTGGCGCCAGCATTATCCCCATTGTGGATGCCGCTGGTGTTTCCGTAGTCGGCGGTCATGACCATTCTCAGGGTCTTGCCTTTAAGACGGTTGGCGGATTTGCTGGCGTTGATGAGCGCAGGCTTGCTGCAATCTCCACAGGCATGATGTGCCGCAGAACCGAACTTGGCTATCTTGCGCAACATCAGGTTAGCCGCTGGGCTGCTGGCTTTGCTGTTATCGAGCGCTTTGGTCAGGGTGCTGGTGAGTGGCAGCCAGACTTTGCCTCGTGGACCGGAAATGAGTTGGTATGGCGCGGCAAGAGGTACAAGGGGAAGCCCTAGCGACCCCTTCTCTCAGCGATGTAGGTTGCTGCCTCGCGCCTAAGGATTCCTGCAACTTGGCTGCGGAAATCTTTAAGCCGAGCGCTCCGGCCCATCTCCTCAATCCCGATTTCAAAAAATCCCTCTCCGCCCTCTGAATAGAATGCATTAATCTCATCAATGTACGTATCGTCTGAATCCTCAACCGGCACCTTTGCGTAGGAAAAACCGTTTCCGTACATTCCTGGCCCCTGCTCGTATTCATACTGCCTCTTCGGCGCTGCCCCATACCTAAAAGACAATCTGCCGTTCCTGCTAATTGAAACTTCGTGGATTGACCCCTCTGCGTCTTCGTACGTTAAGGAGTCCTGTAGTGACCCGGTATCTACGGGGACACCAAGATTTGCCCCGCCGGGTATTCCCTTCATCTGAAGAGGCCTAGAATTCTGGAACCAGGAAGTAAGCGCTCCGGGTCCGTAAAGCGCGGCCACCCAGGCATCAAATAGTTCCTGCATTACTTCTGGCTTATTCTTAATGTAAATCAGTAAAAATGACCGATTTAGTCCAATGTCCCTCATGGCCTGAGCCGTTGCGCGCAGGTCTTTTGCAATTGCGTCTAACTTCTTTCCGCCGCCCGCAGCGGCCATGATGCCGCCAAGGTATATCTGCTTTCTTCCAGCCCTTAGGCTCGGCGGATTTCCCCTGCCCGCCATCAGCGATCTACCCTCTTTGCCCCCAGAATAAGGTGATGACGAAGTCCCTCCCTAATTACTTCGTCAACCTGAAACTGGAGGTTGTCCGCCTCAACTAGGTCTGCAATCGTTGGTTGATTTGTTCCGGTCAAATAGGGGATAAAGAAAAGATACCTTGCCTCTGCTGCCTGGCCTGTGGAAGTATAGAGTTGCGATACTGATTCTTTGCTTTCTGGCTGGTAGTGGCACTTTCCTGACCAGACAGTTGTCAACTCAACTGTAGGCGTTCCGTCTGCCGCGTGGCCTGTTTGCCCAACGCGCTTGATTGTGACCGAGGTGGTGAAGCCCGGTAGGCTCATCGGACATTTACCACGACATAGTCGTCCAGTATGGCGGCCGCAGTCCCTGGGATACCACCAAATCGCACCCCAGGCTCCGGCATGTGACGCTTCATGCTCATTGATCCGACGGTTAGTTCGCTTAGCGCCCCAAGGCCCTGCTTGTCCAGTGAATCCTCAGCAATCAAATGCGCAGTGATAATCGCCGTTGCGTCCTTGACGTCCTCTGGAACCTCCGAGTAGCCGCTGACGTAGGTCAAAACTGCTACCGGCTCAATAAGCCCAAGGTTCACCAGCACGGGGAATAGGGAGTACGTAACGGTCGCAAGGCTAGTAACCTCAAAGTAGTTCCTGTCCTTATTTACAAAGATGTCGTTGACGGTGAATGCCGCACTCTGCTGCGCGCTAACATTTACGTTCAGCGACACAATTGAAACGATAGGTCGACGATACGGGTAGACCCTTCTCGTTGCTTGACTCCACTTGTGCTTCTCTGTGTCTTGTCGCAACTGAAAAGATTGCTGGGTGTAAGAGTCGACGAGACTGCTGGCAACCTTTAGGAAGCGCTCCAACTTTCGGTCGCCCATGTCTGAGCCATCAGCGTTAGTTAGGACGCCCATCTCGTATTCCCGGAACTGATCAACGGTGATGTAGCCCTGCTCTTGGCCCCTGAATGGCGTTGACCACGAGCCTCCGCTGCTCCCCGTGGAGTTGGATGGTCGCCAGGTGTGCCATTGCCCCACGGCAGCGGCGCTGTCGAAATAGTCATAGGCGGAAACAAGTGCCGTCAGGGTAATTACAGCACCAAGGTCAACAAAGGAGCCGGTTCGGCTTGTCGCCTCGGCTGAGGTTGCCGCTCGTCCCAACTGAATGTGGGTATACGAAGCGATAGTCGCTGTGATGCTTGGAACGGGTACTGTTACTTTAATCATGGGTAAATACTATGCCAAATAGGACACCACGTCCATCCGGCTAGTGCCTGCGATGAACGTGGTGTGACTAGTTTTGAGGCTGTTTAGCGGTTCTCGTCCGAGAACACGCGGTCGACATCTCCACGGTCCTGCTTGATCTCACGAGCGCCCATGTCAATAAGTTCCTGGAGGTGCTTACCGAGAACATTGCACTCGTCATTAACAAACTGGTACGTTCGGCCGTCCGAAAGCGCAACTGATGCGTCGCCGATCGGCATGTGAATTCGGTAGATCTTCTTTGGGAGAATCTGCTCCTTTGCAGCCTTTGCAATCACGCGGGAAGCAAGTGCGGCACCGGCCTCTTCAGGCTGCTGCTCCGGCCTTCGTGTCGGGTCAATGTACCGACCATTTTCGTCAATCAACTTGTCACTCATAAACACTCCTTACAAATTAAAAGGGGCCGGGCCTAAGCCCGGCCCCTTTTACTAGAACTGCGCTAAAACGCTATTACGCGAGTGTGACGCGGATCTTGCCGTTGAACTGTGGTCCCTTGTTGGCCAAGCCGTACATGCAGAACTGAATGTACAAGCGGGTCAAGGCACCAGCAACACCGACTGGAATCTCAAGGGTGGTAATCGCGTCGTTCCCAAGGAACGGCATCGACCAAACATCCTCGTCGATTACGTACATGTCGCGGTAGTTTACCGAAGACACGGTGTACGAACCGATTCCGTCGCCAGGGATTGCAAGGAGCGGCAACGAGCCGGCTGGCGTGGCAACATTGCCAAGACCAAGACCTGCGTCAACGCTTCCAGCGCCTGGGTAACGGACCTGTGTGAGCAACTCGTTCGTGTAGGCAGCGTAATCCGTTGGGCTCAAAACGATGGCCGAAGGATTACCGCCGTTGTTCAGGATGCCAGCAACGGTCTCGTTGATAGCAGCCGTATACGACGAGGAGCCCTTGCCGGTGATCACGTTGCCTGCGGAGGCAGCGGATCCCAACAACTTGCGCAGACCGTCGAAGCCGTTCACGTCCCACGCGCCCAACTCCGTTGCGGCACCGGCGCTTGCGGAAGTCGAGGCATTTCCCTGAAGGATCTGCTTCTGCAACTTCTTGGCAATTGCCGTTACTCCGCCTGACAACTCGGTTGCGAGGCCGTGATTACCGGCCGCGCCACCCTGCTGAATGGCGAACTGTGACTTGAGAGAAATACCACGGCGGGTAGCAAGTACCGCGACGTTGGTGGTCTGGCGAGCGTAGACGTTTACGTCATCCGTCACCGTTCCCAACTCCGTCTGGAACACTGCGTCACCGAACGAGGTCTGCTGATTGTAGGCGTGCACCAAGCCGTTTGCAGGCTCCTTGCGCAGGCGCTCAAACAGCGGGAATCGCTTTACGAACAGGGCGTAGAGCATTGGCTCCAAGTCCTGGCGAATAAGTGCAGCACCGCCGCTCGCATCAAGCAACTTAGCGATCTGTGGGTTGGCAACTGCCAAGGTGTTAAGCACCTCGGACGAAGCCTGCTTACCATTCTCGCGGGAAGCCTGAATGTCGAGCATCTCGGTGATCTCGGCGGTGCCCATCTGCTTGAATCGCTTGCGCAACTCGCGCTGAAGAGCAGCACCCTCTGCTGCGTCATATGTCTTTGCAGTCGAATCGGTATCCTTACCGATTACCGCAGGGGTGTGGGAAAGAGCCTCAAGGCCCTTCTCCAGATCCTGCAACTTTTCGTTAATCTCACTCATGATTTATTTCCTTCTTTCAGTCCTGCGCTTCGAGAACGCGCTGGATATATGGATGCAGCCATGTAGCGTCGCTATGTCGCTGCTCCGTAGCCTTGCTAATCAATTTGCGCCCAACCGGTTCGGCCGACAAGCGGTCGATAACCTTCATGGCGCTCTCCAAATCCTTCTCAACCTTGGCCTTCGCGGCAGCGAGTTCGGTGATCTCCTTGCGGAGAGTCTCCACCTCCTGCTGAGCCGTCTTGGCTGCATCGAGTGCTGACTTGGCGACCTCAACGATCTTACCGATATCGTCCGCGTCGGAAGACTTCTCGGCATCGTTCAGGTCTACAATGGGCTCAACGCCCTGGTCTTCGGGGGCCGGTTCGGCGACTGGCTCCTCGATAACCGCATCAATAGGCGCAGCCTCTGCAGGGGCAGCCTCAACGGCAACCTCTTCTGCAACTGGCTCCGCAGCAACTGGCTCTGCAACTGGATCCTCGGTCACACCCTGGAGGGGCGCACCAGTCTCTAGCGCAAGGCGGTTGCTAGTTGCCGAAGCAAGAACCTCTGCAAGAACCTCGGCAACATCAGCCTCTGAGACCTCTCGGTACTCATCAACTGCCGCGTGGGCTTCTGCGTGGATCTCTTCGGCTACTGGCTCAACGGCTGGCTCAACAGCCACCGCTGGCTCGGCCTCAGGGGCGACCTCTGGGGTCTCCTCTGCAACCTGTGGGGCAATCTCTTCAGTCATGTTTTTCTCCAATTCAGCAGAGGTTGAATCCTCTGTCTTATTCTCTTCGTCGGCCTGCTGGCCTTCGACTTCATCAACCTTTGCGACTACATCGTCAAAAGACTTTGTTGCGCGCAATGTCGACATCTTGTGACCAACGATTCGGTCGGTTGGCTTTTCCCCATCATAAATCCTGATCAATACTGCTGGGTCATTTTCCTCAGCATTGATAGAGATTGAAGAATCTGGAACATTGACGCTTCCCTCGCGGACGATCTTCGTGATCTTTCCACGGGCTGCGCCGCCACTAGAACCCCAGGTGACCATATCGCCAACATGGAATTCGCCGTGCGCCTTTACTGCGTCGTCAAGGTCGTGGATTATGGCGTGCTCTACTTCGCTCTCTCCTGGCTTTGAGCGCAGGCTCTTGACTGCGTTGTGCAGGTACGAGCGCTGGTTTGCCGGGATACCGACAACACTCGCCTCAAGAAGGCGAACCTTGTTGATGACGTAGGTGTCGATGCCGCTCTTCTCGTCGCGCTTCTTGTCAGCGTTCTCGACGCGGGCACCAATAGAGAGGCCCAACTTGACGCCGCGCTTAATGGCGCGATAGGCCTGCATTGCCTGGGGATTCTCATCCTCTGGGCAAACCTTTACGTCGATATCAAGGTCATAGACCTCTTCGCCGGTCTCTTCATCCATGCGCTTAACGATGCGGGCATCGGTCGCAGAGCCGAAAAGGTCTTCAGGAACGTTGTAGTTGTGGTTAAGGAAGACGGTCATATTCTGCTTGGCAGTGTCCTCCATGCTCTTCAACGCGGACATTGCCATGGCGTCGCCATGAAGGTCGCGGATAGTCGAGGAGGTAGTTCCGGATACGTAGCGGTCGCCGCTCTCTGTCTCATAAGCCTTAAGAGTTCCGGTAAAAAGTTTAAAGTCCACAGTAATCCCCCCGGGCTGCTTCGGCGACTCTAAGGGTCGCATCTACGTAAGTATCATCATCCCGTCAACCCGTAGTTGACTTGGCGGTTCGCCAACAAGGCGTCCCTGCGAAGATCATACACTCATATTGGGGCATATTACAACATCTTTCAAATATGCGGGGCTGCGTTCCACGTGAAACATCTCCAGAATATCCCATAATCTTGCAATACTGCTACAATATGCCCATGAACGAACCTATATGCCCACTGTGCACAGAGATTAACCATACGGAAAACGAACTGCGTGAGATTACGCTGGCCATTAAGCGACTCCAGAAACAGGCTGCCCCCATCTTCAAGGAGTACATGGCGAACCGCTCCGCCCACCCCAAGTGTGCAAATTGCACGATTTTGACCGGCAAGCATCACCTGGAAAAGAACATCGTCCCAGAGCCCATGGTGCCCCGGGCAAAAGGGCAACGGCGCTATTTAGTCTGCGACGCCTGCTATATTGACCTGCACAAGGCAAAAATGAGCGTTCCCCAGCGGAAGAAGTACAGCCTTGAAGTCAGCGCAATGATCGACCAGGAGATTGCCGACGAGGAGAGCGAATCAATCGAGGGGTCGACAGAAGAGGAGTAGCCATGGGCTACGATATTCAGGGGACGGTTGAGGTAAAGTTCACAGACGGAAACTTTGTTGTGCCACAGTGGTGGACAAGGTACCCTTGCATGCGTGCGGTAACATACGAAGATGGCAAACCAGTCGTTATGCGAACGCTTGCCGAAACAAGAGATTTGATTAATCAGGACATGCTGAATGGTGTCTGGCAAGACGCTTTACGGCGACACCGAAGGGGAACTAGATAGATGGCAGACGAACGCCCCAGCCTTCTGGATCGACTACTTGGTCGAACCGAGCAGGTGGTTACTGCGCCCAAATCCGAAATCGGAATAATCCCGGACTGGGAGAACAGCCCCTACGCCCGTGCCGCAGTCGGGCAGGGCGGCGTAATGAAGCGCAGCGTTGCACAGTTGCGACGCTGGTCCAGAAACAACCCATGGCTTCGCGCGGCGATTAACCTTCGCCGCCAGCAGGTAAGCCGTGCCCGTTGGGACATTGTGGATCTTGACGGTAACTCAACGCCAAACCAGAAGATTGTTGACGAGTTGCGGTACATGTTCCGCCACCCAAACTCACGCGGTGATTCATTCCGTTCGTTTATTGAGCCGGTAGTTGAAGACCTGCTCGTCCTCGATCAGGGGTGCATTGAAGTCGAGTTGACGCGCGGCTCGCGCGCGGGGTCAACCGGCTCCAAGAAGATTGCCAACCTGTGGCCAAAAGACGCAGGCTTTATTGCGTTCGACCAGGACTGGGACGGCACAAAGAAGAATGACCCTCGCTATTTCGAACTGGATGCGACTGGCAAGATTGTTGCCGAGTACCGCAATGATGAAATGGTTGTCTTGATTCACAACCCGGTAACGTATTCCCCACTTGGCCTCTCGCCACTAGAGGTTCTTGCTGAAACCATTGAGGCTGACCTTGCTGCGGCTGCCTATAACTCAAAGTCCGTCATGCAGGCAGCGCCTCCGGGGATCATTGACCTCGGTGAAGGCATTCGCCCCGACCAGGTTGACCAGTTCAAAGCATATTGGGAAGCAGAAATCGGCGGCAAGAGCATGGTTGCAATTGTTGGCGGCGGCAAGGGCGTTAAGTGGACACCGCTTGGCGCGTCAAACCGCGACATGCAGTTTATGGAGTGGCAGATTTATCTGGCGCGGAAGATTTGTGCGGTGTTTGGCGTTCAGCCACAAGACATCGGCATCTCGTTTGACGTAAACCGATCAAGCGCAGAGGTTGGCGCAGCATTTACCGCCGACAACGGCATTGCACCATTGCTCGACCTTATTGCTGAGTACCTGACCCGAGAAATCATTTGGCGCTTTGATGAGACCCTTCGATTTGCCTACACCGATGTTGGCCGAGCAAGCCAGGCCGTTATCGCCGAGTACTACAAGGCTGCACTTGGCGGCCTTCCGTGGCTCCGGATCAATGACGCGCTTAAGGAGCGCGGTCAGGACGGCATCGGCGAGTACGGTGACGAGATTTGGGTAATGTCGCCAAAGGGCTACATGCCAATGTCCCTTTATATTGAATATCTTGAGCAAACATTGCTTGGCGAGAAGCCAGACGAAGAGCCCGAGGGCGAGGGTCCAGACGAAGACGGGCCAGATGAAGATGGCGGCGGCGAAGAAGAGCCGTCCCCAGAGGACGCAACGGACCCAGAGACGATGCGCCCAGAAAATCCACAGATGGGACCGAACCAACAGCCAGCAGACCAGAAGGCCGCTGGTAAGCCTGTAATCACGTGCGACATTGATGGGACGCTAACAACGCCAAGCGGTCCAATCGAAAACACTGTTGATTTCTTGCTTGACCAGGCGGATGAGTTTGCAATCTACATTCTTACCGCACGAAGCGAGAGTAAGCGCGGTGAGACAGAGGCAATGCTGAGCAAGTTTGATGTTCCATACGAGCGACTCATTATGAACGACACAGACGAGTCGCAGCCCGTGTTTAAGAAGCGCGTAATGAAAGAGTTGATGGCAAATAACGACATTGCTTTTGCGATTGAGAACGACGAGGCAGTTCTTGCCGAGTATCGAAAACTTGGCGTGAAGACAATGACTCCGGCCCAGGTTCCCGATGACGAAGAGGAGACTGAAAAGGGTTTGCTTAAGTCAGTTAACCTGACTGTCCCCAATAGCGTCAAGGTTGAGGCCGCTCGCGGGCTTGTCTGGCGCAAGCAGTATGGTCGCGGCGGCATTGGTCCGGGCCAGCGAACTGCGCGAATGCTTATCGGCAATAGGATGACAATTGCTCGCGTCAAGAAGATGGGCGCCTATCTTGCTCGCCATGAAGTGGACAAGAAGGGTGAAGGATTTAGCCCTGGGGAGCCAGGCTATCCATCAGCGGGTCGAATTGCCTGGGCCCTATGGGGCGGTGATGCAGGCAAGTCCTGGACTGCTAAGGTAATGCGGTCGGTAGAGGCAGAAGAGCGCAAGGACTGACCCAAAGCCTGCACTGGCTATGAGGTTAAAGAGGAGAAGACATGACGCAGGAATCCGAAGAGGAAAAGATTAAGAAGGTTCTTGTTAGCCTTGGGTACAGCCCCGATGGCATGACAGAAGCGGAGATGGAAGAGTTCTTTCAGCCGCGCGTCACAATCGCTCGCAACCCAGGCGATTGGCCGAGCGCACTAGAGGAAGAGATTTATGTTCGTGCTGGGCTTGGCTTCTACGAAAAGGACAGCCGCTTTAGTTTTACCTACGCACAGTCACCGGAACTAAAAGATTCCTCGGCATATAGCGAACTGCAAAACCGGGGACTAATCAGCGATCGTGGCCTGCCAAGAAACCCTAGAACTGGCCTTGAGTTAGACGGAAAAACCCGTTGAGCAAGCAGGAGATGTACCACAAGCAGCCTTGCTTTTGCCTTCCGTGTAAAATGATTCGTGTCGATGAGGCACCAATTAGTAAGACCGAAAAGAAGGTAAAGCGTGTTAAGAAATCCGTTTCGAAGAAACAAGCCGGAAGTTGATGCTCCCGCCGAAGAGGCGGTTGAGGCAGGCTCCGAAGAAACAGCAAAATTAACGGTTGATGTGCTTTTGATGCAAACTTCTGGAGAACTAAACAAACTGGGCGTAATGTATGCCGTTGCCAGCATTGCAACGGGCGACCAGCAGGCAGTCCTTGCACTGCGCTCCGCATCGCTCCGCCTAGAGAAACTTTCTCGTCAGTTTGAAATGAGCGCCCGTCTACTTTCCAGCGGGCAGATTGACGAAGATTAAGTAATATGTCTCACAAAGACCCAGTCACCCCTGAACTGCGCTACGCCGTACTCCGTCGGGATAATGGCTGCGTTGGGCCCAGGGTTGGCATGCCGGAGGAGTGCGGGAGCCAGTTCGGCACTGGCGGACGTATCATTTTGGAGATAGATCATGTAAACTCTGCTGGGTTTGGGAAGCGTGGCCCTAGCACCGAGCAGAATTGCCTTGTGCTGTGCGGTTGGCACCATCGAATGAAGACGGAATCCTCAAAGCGCTGGCGTCCGTTATTGAATGATTATTTGGAGAACTACAATGGCTAGATTTGCAGAAGAGTTGTCGAGACTAAACGCTATATGCCAGTGGGCTCAGTGCCCTAACCGCGTGCGTATCAACGACAAGACGGCAGCCATCAAGAACCTTGGCCCAGTCCTCCAGTTGGGCGCCATGCAACTGCATGTTTCGTGCGCAGAAGCCCGAAATCGCACGGGCGAACCATATCGCTCTTGACGATACGGTCGTGGTACCTCATACTCACCGCCTATGGAGAACAGTGAGGTCAAACAGTCGGGTTTTCGGTGCCGCGACTGCGGCGGCCCAACATCAACCGAAACCACTATTCGATGCTGGGATTGCGCATTGAAAAGCAAGAAGTCGAACTGGCACAGTGCGGCCTTGATTCGCGCAAAAGACATCATGGCTAAGCGAGATGCTGGGATGACTATGGTAGAAATTGCAGCAACGCTAGGCGTATCTCGACAGCGCGTATATCAAATGGTTGAAATTGCTGGTTTGAAGGCGCGCCGAGACACTCGTGGCGGCTGGAGAGGGGGAAAGAAAAATGACAATGGTTGATGACATTTCTCAGGACGAGGAGATTGCTTGGCTTCTGCGCGGACGATTCCTTGCAGATGCGATCCTTGAAAGGATTAAGTCCCCAAGGTCGCATCTTGAAACAGAAACGCTGCAGTCGGCTAGATCTTTGGTTGAAAGCGCCGTGGACGCAGAAATTCACGGAGACCAACTTGCCGGTGCAGATCCAAGGTGCCGGCAACTGATTAGCGAGGGGGCGTTCCTTGCTTACAATGAATGGGCAACAAAAGACATGGTATTTAGTGAGGAAACACAAAGTGAGTAAGCAGAGCGGTTTAGACAACGTCAAGAAGCGCCAGGTTCAGCGAGAAACTACCCAAAAGGTGTGGGCTATCATTGCCGCTTCTGGCGTAAAGCGCAGATGGGTTGCGAAGCATCTGGGTATTTCATACGGGTATTTGAATCAGGTTCAGTACGGGCAGAGCCCAATGACTGATTCGCTTCGCAAGAAGTTGAGTACCTACTTGGGGCGACCCGAGTCGGAATTGTTTGTAGAGATTGAAGAGGAGGCAGAGTAATGGCATTCGATAAGAGCGCACTAAAGGATTACGTTGATGTCGCGGAGCGCATTCGCGCATGGTATGACGCATACCCAAACGGTCGCATTGAGACCCGCATCGTCGAGCACAACGAGAAGCGCGTGGTCATTGAGGCTCGCGCTTACCGTGGCGTGAAGGGCGACAACGCCCCAGACGATGAACTTGGTTTTATGGACGACCGACCCGCTGGTGTTGGCCACAGCGCCATGCAGATTCCAGGGGCAACGCCATACACCCGTGGTTCGGAGATTGAGAACTGCGAGACGTCAGCAGTTGGTCGAGCGCTCGTGATGGCAGGACTTCCGTCTAAGCGTGTCGCGTCAGACGACGAGATTCGCGCGAAGCGAGAGGACTCCCCACGAGAGACCGACTCTGATGGCGTGATCAAGGAAACGAAGACCAAGAAGGTTGCAGCAAAGCCAACTGAGCAGGAGCAGGTTGCCGCTGACGAGTGGTCGTCAACGATTGCAAGCGCGACTTCGGTTGATGAACTGAGCAAGATTGGTCTCGACATTAGCAAGACGTCGCTTGGCGTTGATGCGCGCAAGTATCTTGCGGATGTCTACAAAGCAAAGCGTGAGGCGCTTACCCAGTGAGTAGCGCGCCGTTTCCAGACCTTGGCGGTCACGGAATCATTGAGCGCAACCCTACCTATATCAGCGTAAGTGAGTTGCGAGAGTATCTCTCGTGCCCACTGCGCTGGTGGTACAAGTACAGGATGGGCCTGTGGACCGAGCGAACGACACCGTTCTTTGCCCTGGGCACCGCAGTGCATTCTGGCCTAGCGCTTTGGTATGGCAATAAGTCCAACAAGTTGTCCGGCGGCAAGGCAAAGGAATTTGCGCTGCGAGGATTCTCCGATACCTATCAGAAAGAGGCGGAGAAAGTGGACTGGTCGCTAGAGACCACGCGCAACATCTTGACGGACAGCGCGACGGGTCAGGAGATGCTGGAGGCAGCAATTACTGCAGGTGATAACTGGACCCCGCACCAGGATGGCGGCATTGAGAAAACGTTTATGGCCGATATCAAGCACAGCAAGTTGGGCACGCTCCCCATTCAACTAAAGGCAACCGTCGACATGTTGCTTGATAACAAAAATGTTGTTGAGCACAAGACGGCAGAGCGCAAGTGGGAGCAGGGTCGAGAGCACGGAGACATCCAGGCAACAGCCTACGCTTTGGCAGTGCGCGATAACTTTGGGCACGACCCAGAGGTCACGTTCAACATCATCAGCAAGTCCGCGAAGGGCCCAAACGTTGACCGGCGCGTCACACGAAGGAGCCAAGACCAGATCGATCGCCTGTACATTCAGGTTCGATCGTTCCTTGATGCGCGCGAGAAGGGTGCGGTCTACCCGAACCCAACAGCGTTCATCCATGAGAAGTGCGAGTTCCGTGCGCTATGCGACAAGTGGGAGAGCCACCCGCAGCAGTTGCCAGACTCGCGTCGCGCGCTGAAGGTTCTTCTCCCGACCCTTGCCGACAATGCAGTGAAGACACTGCAAGACCCACCAAGGATTCGATAATGTCGTCGGCGGCGTATGTTGACTTCTACGACATCCTTCCGCCAAAGTGCGAGCACGATCCGTATCAGAAAGACTGCGTCGCCTGTGCGGTACGCGTGTTGAATATGTATCTTCCAGCGACAATGATGCTTTCAGTTGAATCAAAACCTGGCTCCTATCAGGCGCAGGCTTCTGACCGTGAGGGATTCTTCCGAGTGATTGCCAGCGGTTTGACACCAGCAGAAGCACTCGTTAATCTTCGCAGCCCACTGGCAATGATTACCTTCCTGGACACATCGGATAAGGGGAAAGAATAATGATGCCAGATGAGTACGGATATCAGCCGTGCGAAGACTGCGGCGACGAGACAAGCGAGACGCTAAAGTCGGGCACAGGGCTCGGTGTGTGGAGATGCGAGAAGTGCCACAACATTGCAACATGCGGATGTGAACTCTGCATCGCGGAGGGAGGCCACTAAATTGACCGACTACAAGGACATTCCGTTCTTTCCTGAAGATCTCGTTGCAAACGAGGTTGTCCGACGCGTGTGGTGGCGCTGCTATAGCGACCTGCCAAAGCACAAGAAGTTGTGGCGACTCCCAGATAACAACGCACGCTGGGCGTGGGTCGTCATGCTGTGCGCAGCATCGGAGACGCACGGTGTATTTGAATCTGATCAGCACATCGAAGCCGTCATCGGCACGCAGAACGCCAAGTGGCTCGCCGTATTCCGACGGGTTGGACTGCTTGATGGGCTGGTCATTCACGATTGGGACGAGTGGCAGGAGACCCCACAGGATGCGTCACGCGCGGAGCGACTGAAGAAGTCTGCCCAAGCACGAGAGCGATACGAGCGACTAGAACTTAATCACGTCGAAGACAGCCCCGTCCCAGTCCGCACCATGAAGGAGTGGCTGGAGTACGTGGTCGGTGGGCCAAATCCGCAGGGCAGGCTGACCGAATTCATCGCAGCGCAGTTCGGCATCATTCCCGACAAGAATGATTACGGTCGCGTGGCACGACTTATCAAGTCCTATCCGGGCGGAATCCCCGCGCTCATGTCTGCGGTATGCGAGGCTGCACTACGTGATGTGAAGGGGGACTACATTGCGTACATCACCAAACTCGGTCAGGGTCGAGCCAAGTTCGGCGCCACGGTCCCTGCCACCACGCGAAACGAAAGCCGGGATTCTTTCGTCGAATAACAAACACATGCAAACAATCTTCCGTCGCGGACGGAAGATTGAGAATGGAGGTGAGGCATGCATGCCGAAACGACCCCGCCGCAGGCGGGAAGACTCGGAAAAATTTTAGAAAAATTAGGGATTCCGCAGCGTCACGCTGCCTCATCCCTTTCTACCTGGATTGATCGTCCTGGCACGGAGAAAGGGCTCAATGCTGCACAGGAATGGATTACCAGCCCGCTGTCAGATCAGGGCTTCATGCTCTTGGGTACCCCAGGCACAGGCAAGACACACCTCGCAGTCGCAGCACTACGGGGTAAGACAGAGGCATGGCTGGCAGAGCAGGATGCGGATGCGAAACGCGACATCTACTACCAGCCCTCAGCACAGCCAGTCCATAAGATGCGCTTCCTCAACGTCCCGCTGTTCCTGGAGCGTCTGCGCTCGCAAATGCGCTACTCGGATGGTGAGGCATCGCAACTCTTCGAATACTGCCTCGACAAGGCATCTGTGGTCGTCCTCGACGACTTGGGCAAAGAGCGAGCGACCGATTGGGCCTCCGAAAAACTGTACGTGCTGATTGAGAGCAGGTATAGTGCCTGCAAGCCCACGATTGCTACCAGTAATCGCACGCTTGATGAATTGGATGATCTTGGCTATGGCCCAGCAATCTCTCGGCTCCAACAGACATGCAGAGTCGTCCGTATGGACGCCCCCGACTATCGCCCTCGTGCGCGAGCCGCTGAGGATACGGCTGCTCGGTAGGCCCCCCTCCTGGAATGCGGCATACCGTGCGCATGGCAGCATCGTCTACAAAACACGGATTGCAAAAGACTGGAAAACCCTGATAGAATCGTTGGTGCGGGCCAGGGCGCTCGAGACACTCTGGTCCGCAAAAGAAGAGAGGACAATCGTCGACATTAGTATCAGCCTGAAGAGGCCGATGGATGCCGACAATATCCTGAAACTCACGCTTGATGCCGTTGCATCAGGTTTGGGTATGAATGATCGGTGGTTCTTGCCAAGGGTCTGGTCTCTCCAGACACAGCAAGACACCGAATATGTAGACCTGTCGATATGGCAGGAAGGAGACATCGGATGATTAAGGTCACACTTCTCGGGCGCGTCGGGAGCGACCCAGTACTCCGCACCACGAAGACCGGCAAGACCGTTGCCAACTTCAGTGTTGCAGACAACCAGAAAGAGGCAGGAGAGCAGAAGACCACGTGGTACAGCGTCTCATGCTGGGATGCAAAGGCAGAAATTGCCGAGAAAATCGTCCGTAAGGGCGACTTGGTCTATGTCGAGGGCGTCCCTACGGTCTCATCGTGGACCGACAAGCAGGGCGCAGCACGCAACGAAATTTCGATTTCGTGCCGCTTCCTCCAGGTCGAGAAGCAGAAGAAGGACGGCCCTTCGCAGGAAACTGTCGGGTCGACCCAGTCTGCTAATATCAACGACGACATCGACATTCCGTTCTAGGGTCATCACGCCCCAGATGCGCCTCTGAAGTCATCACAACTTCGGAGGGAGATGTACTCAACCCCCAGGGGAAACCTTGGGGGTTGTTTTTCCCCCAAAACAGCCTAAGGAGCCCACCATGCACCAAGACAGCCCCTCCACCCAAATCGCCGCTCTCCGTGGCTCTAAGGACCTTCTCCTGGAGTTCTGGGCCCCTTGGTGCGAGCCGTGTAAGCGCACGATGCCAGAAGTAGACCGTTTCGCAGCCCACAACCCTGACATCACCGTCATCAAAGTAAACGTGGATGCCGAGCGAGCCCTCACTACGGAGTGGGAAGTACGCACTATCCCGATGATGGTCTACGTACCGGTAGACGGAGCCCCACGCGCGATCCTTGGCTTTACCCGTGCCGAAGATATCGAAAAAAAAATTAGGGGATAGGGGTATCAGGGGGGTTCTTTCCCAGCGGGAAGTAGGGGGTTGACACTCGATCCTTGCGTTTGGGAGAAAAAATCTAGGTGCAGCCTTTACACGCCGCAACCCCCCGCCCTGAACGGGCGAGGGGGTTGGGCACTATGAGCGCGCCTATAACGCGCCACCTAATAGATCGCCGATAACGCCGCCGACAAAAACGACGACGATGATGATGATGAGCACTTCCACGATTTCTCCATTTCTGGCGGCGACGCGCCGCCCCGAAGGGCGACGCGCCGCGCGCCGCTAGAACTTGTTTAGCATCTCCACGCGAGCCGCTGCGAGGGCTGCGTGAGCATCGCACGCGGCATCCTGCCGCGTGAATCGCGTGATCGCCGAGCCGTCAAGCGACGCTGTGCGCTTCGCTGCGTGCCAAGCGGTTTCCACGATCCACGACGCCGCCGCGCCGCAAGTTCGTGGCGTCTTGCCGAAGGCTTCGTGCCGCACCATTACGACTGCGCCGCAAACGCGCGGCTGCTGCTCTGGCAGTTTCGTGATCCTCATTGTGAACCCCCTTCGTATTGTTGCGCGGGGCATCTCCCCGACTCCTATACAATGCCAGACGCCGAAACCTACTATGGAGCAGGGGCGCGGCGCGGCGTGCTGCGGCGTGCTGCGGCGTGCGGCATCGCTGCGGTGTCTGGCGCGGTGTCTGGGGTGTCGCGCATTACGCATTACACATAACGGATAACACATAACGGATAACACCTAACGCATAACGGATAACGCATAGGGCATAACGAAGAAGCGGCGACGACCCCCGAAGGGATCGCCGCCGCTCTTCTTCATCGCACGATGGCGACGACGAGGTGCGCCAAGAAATACGCCGCCGCCGCGCTGATGGCGTACCACGCCATACGCCCGACGAAGGCGCGATTCTTGCGCTCCTGCTCAATCTCCGCATAGGTGCGAAGGCTGATGATTGTTTTCCGATTCATACTTTCCCTCTCTCTCTGCGACGACGCGCCGCCCCGAAGGGCGACGCGCCGCCGCGCTCTACTTTACAAACTCCTCGCCGTTCACAACGACCGACGAGATGCGCTCTAAACCATAGGCGCGGTGTGAGTGCCGCTCGCCCTTGCCGTAGCACGACGATCCTTCGCGGGAAGCGTAGGGGCAAGCCGTTGCCTCGCCGTACTCGTTCATCGCGTAGACGAGGAAGCCGAGCGACTGCGTGCCCTTCTTGGATAGGCGTACTGGATCGCCGCCGCCCCACGCGGGATCGGGGCGACCGCTGACGCGCACGACCGAGATCGTGCCGCCGTCTACCTCGTGCGTGCTGATTGTCTGCTGCGCGGCGAAGGTGTGCCCTTCTACGCTCTTGCCCTTTGCGTCAATGGCGCGCTTTACGAGCACCTTCTCGCTCGTTGGAAGCGTGCTCGCCACGAGGGTGAACACGCGCCCCTTCGCCGCTGCGATTGCGGCGCGGATCTGCTCTGCTGTTGCCATAGTGCGCTCTCCTTCCATACTGCGGGGAAGCCCCCCGACTCCTATACAATGCCACGCCGCCAAACCTACTATGGAGCAGGGCGACGAGGGGCGGCGCGGCATCGCTCGCTGCGTTGTGTCGCCCCTGCTGCGGTGCTGCGCCTCGCCTGTATGAGGTAAGGCATAACCCATAACGCATAAGCCATAACGCGTAAGGCATAAGCCATAACACATAAGACATAAGCCATAAACGAAACGGCGGCGACACCCCCGAAGGGATGCCGCCGCCGCCTCTTAGATCGTGCGCCCGTCGTACATCGGGAAGCCGCCATCGTTGAGCACGCGCTCAATCTTGGCGATTTCCGAATCCGTGAAGCCGCGCAACTCGTCATCGTGTACGAGCGCACAATCTCCCGCGATTGTGTAATACGGAGCCGCCGATTCTGCAACCGCGCGAACATCCGCCGCCGTCATATTGCGGCGCGGATTCTGTACGAGAAGCCCCTCTTCATCGCACAGGAGCACGACAGGCACGCCGCCAATCTTGCCCCGTGATGCAACCTCAACGAGATTGCAACCGATTGCGTTGTAGACATCCTGCAAGCCCTTGCCGTGTTCCGTCTTCGTGATGCGATGCGTGCCATCTTCTAGCGCGCGAATCACGAACATCAAACCTGCCATAGTGTGCCTCCTTGTTTGTGTGTTTGTGCTCCCCCTATTGGTTCACCCGCCAGACGCGGGGGGAGCGATCGCGTACTAGCGGAAGCGTCGGCGTTTAGCCGATACGAAGCCGCGACCCGACGACCGCCGCGTGCGCCTCGCAGATACCGATCTGCGCGCGCCCTGCGATCGTGTAGGTTGCGGGCTTCTCGCATACGCCGCTGTAATCACAGCGACGAGCGCCGATCGTCTTCATCGGCACGAAGCCGAAGTAGACGGCGCGCTCCGAGCGGATAGCGCGTGCCGCCACCTGCTCGTTGTGCTTGTTGCCCATAGTGCCTCCACTAGGTGCTGCGGAATCTCCGCCGCTATTCATACAATGCCAGACCTCCAAACCTACTATGGAGCGGCGTGCGCCGCTGTGCGCGCGTTGCGGCGCGCCGCTTGTCGCTGTTGTTGTGAATCTCTCGCGCATACACATAGGGCATAACACATAACGCCTAACACATAAGCCATAACACATAAGCCATAACAAAGAAGCGGCGACACCCCCGAAGGGATGCCGCCGCTTGTTGTTGCCGCCTGTTGTTAGCGCGCCAGTTCTACCGCTTCTGCGAGGCGTGCCATCGCCGCGCCTTCATCGTAGAACTCCTCGCGCCCAAAGATTTCCGCGCCGCCCTGCGGTGTCGTTGTGTCTACCGATAGTTTCTCAAACACTCCAACCTCAACGAGAATCTCAACATCGCCCTTCTCCTGCGCGGTTTCCTGCCGCGTGTATCGTGCGAAGGTTGTCGTGCCGCCGTTTGTGTGAATCTGATACCAAGTGTTTCGCTTCATCGTGTTGCTCCTTTCGCTATGGGGTCGCGGGGCGACAACGCCGCCCCGCTCCCCGACTACCTGCTCTGTGGCTCGTAGGTGTCCATCCACTCGCCGCAAAGTTTCGTGCGCTCTACCGCCTCTGCGCCCTTCGCAGTCCTGCTGCTCGTTTCTGGGTCGTTAGTCCACGCGCGAACCTGCGCGATGGTTAGTCCATCGGCGATGGTTTCGCTTGGATACCGCCCCGACGCAAACACGCGAACGATTCGGAATAGCGTTTCCATCCTGTACCCCTTTCGCTATGGGATCGGGGGGCGGCAACGCCGCCCCCCTTCCCGTGTTATCGCCCCGCTAGGGAAGCGATTGCCGCCGCGCCTTCGGCGCAATCCTCGCAGACTGGAATCTTTACGCCTTCTGGCGAGCCATCGTGGATTCGGATGAAAGTTTCCGCATCCTCTTCGCATCCGTTTAGGAAGTACTCATCGGCGAGGCAACCAGTACCATCCTCAATGTGTCCCTGTCCCTTGATGTAGGGCATCTTGTTTCTCCTTCTTTGTGAGAAGCGTCTGCCTCTCTATCTCTACAATGCCAGACTCTCAAACCTACTATGGAGCGGCGGAGCCGAAGCCCCGCCGCCGATCCCTTACTTTGCGTATCGCCTACGCTTCATCTCCTCGCGGAAGCGTGCCATCGCCTCGCGCTTTGTGAATCCGTAATAAGTAATGGATTCCGTATAACCTTGATGAATAGCAGACACAACCCACGCGCCGTTGTGCCATACGCGCGATGCCGTAATCGTCATAACAACCTCCTAGTGTTGGCGGCGGAGCCGAAGCCCCGCCGCCGTTGTTGGGCGGATGCGCCGCCTACGCGTTGTTGCGTTGGCGAACTTCTTCCGCCGCGATAGCGATGAGAGAGTCTACGAGGTACAAGCGAATCTGCTCAACCGCGAGCAGCCGCTTCTCCACGCAACCCTTCACATCGCACGATGCGATTTCGGCGCACGAGCCTTCTGGCTCGTTGTACACAATCGCCTTGGCGATGCCGATGATCGCCGCCTCAATCTGGTGAGGCTCCAACGGGTGATTCTTGCCGTATTGCATACGACCTCCTCAATGTGCGAGCGGTATCGCCGCTCCCGATGAATACACTATGCCAGACACTCAAACCTACTATGGAGCAGGCAACGCAACGAGATACGCAACGCAACGGCGCGCAAACAACAACGAAGAATCTGCGCGCGAGCGCATATGCCTATATGCGTAAGTCATAACCCATAACGCGTAAGGCATAACAAATAACAAAGGGGGGCAACCGCCGAAGCGGTCGCCCCCCTTTTATCTATTCGCTCAACGAAGCCAAGACCACAAGGATCAGCATCGTTGCGATGATTACTTCCACTTATCTCGCCGCGCCTCGGCGATCTCACGCTTGCGGTCATCAGCGCGCTTCTCACGGCGATGCTTCTCGCAGCAATCACCATCAGCAGCAGGTCGCTTCGTCCAACGGACGGAGTGCTCTGGGATGGCGATCTTCTCAACATTTCTCCGATTCATACACCCTCCTATGTGGCTCGCGGCGGCGGAGCCGAAGCCCCGCCGCCGTCCGCCGATTGTTTAGGCGACGACTTCTGTCGCCGACTCCGCTAGTTCCAGAACATCGCTCTGGTCTGCGTTGTCCTCCAACGCGCTGCGAATCTTGGCGATGATTGCCGTCAGTCGCTCGTTCTCGGCGACCACCTCGGCGACCATCTCCTCAACCGAGTCCAGAACTTCCTGAACCTCATCGGCGTAGGATTCAGCAGAACCCGCCGAATCACTTGCCGAGTCAGCGTAGGACTGCGCGTCCTGTGCCTCGGATGCGGCATCCTGCGCCGCTGACGATGCGCGCTCCGCGCTGCGGCGTGCCTCCGCTAGGATGTCCGTGAGTTTCTGTGTGTCGGTCATAAGACCTCCTCACTTGGGAAGTGATCACAGCACCTCCTCTACTTCATACAATGCCAGACCCTGAAACCTACTATGGAGCAGCCTCGCCCACGGATCGCTGCGACTCTAACAACGACGAGCCACGGCAATGCGACGCGTGTTGATAAGTTTGTATGCGTATATGGATAACTCATAACCCATAACACATAACGCATAGCCCATAAACGCAATGAGGGGGAGCAAGAGCCGAAGCCCTCACTCCCCCTCATCACTCCGCGACTAGCGCGAGGTCGCCCCCGCGTACGCCGCGTCGCCCTTCACCCACACGGCGAAGGTCATCGCGTCAGCATCGCGCACCCAGAAACTAATCCCCTGCGCGAAGAGGTTAGAGGTCGGGTCAGCGATGACCGTCACCTCACACGGTAGCGTGCCATCTTCGCACGCTGCCTGAATCTTCACGCCGAGGTCTTGCCCCTCAGTTCGCTCGCCCCAGAGTAGAAGATCCTCTTCTACCTCAGTCCACCCGTTCACGAAGACCGTATCGTAATGACCGCGCCACGCTGACGATGCGCGCCACTCACGCTTCCAGTTGGAAGCGTCAACAGGCTCGCCGTACTCAGGATCAAGTGCCACGAGATCGCCCAAGATGATTTTGCTCACCTCGCCAATCGGCGTGAACAGCGTGATCATTGAGGCGTGCTCAGTATCGGACTGCCAACACGCGGAGCAAATCTGATCTTCCAAGATGTTGGAATACTCAGCGTAGTCCGACTCAATCTCTTCGCCACAGCGCGGTGCTGCGCAGATCACTTTATCGCTCTTCATTAGACCTCCTCTGCTGCGGGGAACTTCCCCGATGTATGTACTATGCCACGCCGCCAAACCTACTATGGAGCAATCTTCCGCAGCAGCCGATTCGCCCCGCAGACCTGAATCCAACAGCAAGTTGGTAGCGCGCGTATACACATATAGGCATAACCCATAACACATAACGCATAACAAATAACAAGAGGGCGACAGAGCCGAAGCCCTGCCGCCCTCTTGTTGTGCCTACGCCGCTCCGACGAGGCTTGGCTCCTTGACGAGAATCTTCGTGTGCTCGTCTGGCGGCAACACTACTTCTAGTCCGTGCTTGCGGAAGAAGTGCTGCGCGATGCTTGGCATATCCTTACCCGACCAACCGATATAAACATCGGTCGCACCCCTAATGTGATCTTGGTCGTGGTAGAAGATGAACATCGGATCGTCGTAGAACGCCTCGTCGTAGTCGTTGCCCGACTCGTCAGCAATCGCCTTCTGATCCGCCTTGTACTCTTCCCAGAGTTCGTAGCCTTGTGCCGCCGAGCAGGTGGTACAGCACCACCGACTCGCCTGCGTATGACCAAGCACGAACGCGACGGAAGATGAATCAATCTCCTTCATCGCTGCGTTCACCTTTGCCCAGAATCCTTTGCCGCTCATAGAGCCACCTCCTCGGCTACTCGCCACGAATCTGCTTGCGCGGCATCTGCCGCAGTCCAAGCCTCCTCCTTACACGCCTCGCACACCATTGCGACATCCTCGCCGTTCACCACCACATCGTCAGAACCACAGATTCGGCACATCTCGCACCTCCTTGCTATGCGGAACATCTCCGCTACTTCTACATAATGCCACCCCGCCAAACCTACTATGGAACAGACAACGCAAACACCCGCCGCTGACCGAAGCCAACGACGGGTGATCGTTTCGCGTGTATCCGTTATATGTATATACACATAACGCATAACCCATAACCACTAACTCTCCTGCGGGTGCTCGCAGTTCTCTGACTGCTCCAACTCGTAGCACGCGTTATCCCGAACGGGATTGTCTACACACTCGCAGACAATCTCCGTTCGTTCGCACTCATCGCACCAAACCTTCGTGCTCATAGGACTCCCGTTCCGCCGCAGCCGCAGATGCCATCTTCGCAACTCGCGCCTTCCGAAAGAAGTAAGGCGCACCCGTGCTTCTCAGCGCGGTGCTCCTCGCACGATTCGCAGTAGGCGTATGGAATACCAGAAGCATTGTTGTCTGCGATGAACGCTGCCTGACCATCAACGCAGAAGTCGCACATCATTGACTCCGTTGGCTTGCTCATTGCTCCTCCTTCCGCGTCGGGGAGAGGCTCGCGCCTCTCCCCTTCGCACTAATCCTCGTCTGGCTCGCCGCCGACGAACGCCGCCAAGTAGAGGGACTGAATCACCACCCAAGCAGGAACTTGCGAACCATACTTGCGGTGCTCCGCGCCCTCTGGCATCTCCACCATCTCGTCTGACTCACCCGCTTCCGCAAGTGCGAGTGCCGCCTTCGCAGGGGCAATCATCATCAGCGGGACTGGCGGGTAGCAGTTCGTCGTGAAGTGCCAATGAAGTTTCGTGTCCAAGTCCAACTCCGTATCCGCGATACCGAGTGCCGTTGCGTATCCCATACGAACCTCCTTCGCTACTCGTCAGGGAATCTCCCTGACTACTTCATAATGCCAGAGTCTAAAACCTACTATGGAGCAGCGGGGGGAGGCGCAACCCTCCCCCCTCATCATCAGGCGAACGACTCGCCTGCGATGATGATCTCCTGAACGCGCCCTGCGTTCACCGAGCGATGCGCGTGTCGCTTGCCGCGCAACTCGCACGACGCACCCTCTTTGCCAGAGTACGGACACGCCGTAGCGAAGCCGTATTCCTCTGGCGCACCACCGACGATGCTGAACGACAACCCACCATCTTTGCCAATGTGGAAGCCGTCTACGCCGTAGTGCTTGTCCAACTGACCGACAATCTGAACGACGCTGATTGTCCACCCGCGCTCATCGGTGCGAGTGCTCAATGTCTTGACCATCGGGATCGCCGCCTTCGCGTCAGGTGCGACGCTTGCCGCCGCCTTTGCGATGCGCCGCGCCATCTCGGCGGGACTGACTGGTGCGGTTTCCGTGATGACCTTGACGAAGCGACCCTTCGCCGAGCGCATCACCTTGACCACTTGTTCGTGCTCCATCTGAACCTCCTTGCTACGCAGGGAACCTCCCTGACTTCTCTACAATGCCAGAGTCGCAAACCTACTATGGAGCGAGAAGCCGATGCCATCTGTATGGCACGAGGATTGCCATCTGTATGGCACGAGTGCCAAGTGTGTGGCACAACTCTCGCGCGCTATTACGCATTAGGCATAACCCATAACACATAACACATAAGTCATAACGCATAAGGCATAACCAATAACAAATAAAAAGGGGAGCCGCACCAGACACCACATCTGGTACGACTCCCCAAGCCTATCGCGGCTGTGACGCTTATCCCATTTCTGAGGCGGTCATTGGGCTTTCGCTTGTCCGCTGCTGACTGAGCCCCCTCTGGTTAGGAGTCCGACCAATCAGTCCTTATCGTCGCGGGTAGTTCTTCGTCTACCAACTAGCCGCCCTGCACGCGGCACGGATACACAGGATTACTCAGCGAGAGTTCGTGCAATCTTCACGCGGTTGATTGCCGCCGTGAGTTCATCATACTCCTCTTCGCCGAAGACCTCAATCAACTTGTTCACGCTGTCCGCTTGCATCTTCTCAAAGACAAAGATCGCTGCACCTGCATCGCTCTTGCCTTCGTAGAAGCGAGCGAAGGTTGTGACCGCTCCGTTCGTGTGAATCTGATACCAAGTGTTCGCTTGTTCTCCGTACATCTTGTTCTCCTTTCTTGCGAGGGGAGCGGCGAGTGCCGCCCCCCTCGTAGTTTACTTCGCCGCTGTGAGGTCAGCGAGTTGCTGACTCAGGTCGCGGTAATCGTACTTGCCATCTTCGTTGAACAACTTGTCCACGAAGGGGCGAATCTCGTCTGAGATGTCCTTGAACTTCGTCGGCTCACCGATGTCGCTCAACGCCTCAGCCCAACCCGCTGGCAGGTCGCTCTCCTCGTAGTAGTCGCCGATGACTGCTACGCGGTCGCCGTGCCAACGCCCCTTGAACACGCCGTTCGTGAACTCAGGGAAGTCCGAGTTGTCGTTTGCCCAGTCGCCGCCGCCGCGCGCCTCCTTGTAGGCACAGAGCACATACAGGATGTCGGCAAGCGAACCGCCGCCGTACCCTGAGTGCTCACGCTGCTTCGCGCCGAAGCCGAGGTCGTGCGGATTCACAACCTCCAACTTGTCTAGATTGAAGAGTGAGTGATACTGACCCATCGTCTACCTCCTTACGCTGTGGCTACGAGTTGCGAGTCAAACGACCCGCTTCGTGCCGAGAACATTGCCCAAAGGTCGCGCGCTTCCTGCTCGCTCAATGGGCGAGCCGCAAGACCTTCCGTGTTGGCGAACAGAACGACATCACCTTTGACATCGTGGCTGCTGCCGTTTGAGAACATCCGAAGCAGCGTTGCCCACTCGTTCACAACGCACCACGGCTTGAACTCCCGAACGGAGTCCGCAACCATCACCCACTTCACACCGCGCATTGAGCCAACCCCAATGATGTCGGTGTAGTCCGCGCCGATGGTCTTGTTGATTGCCTCGTACGAACCTTCGCTAAACGGCACTAGTTCGGCACGAGTGTGCTCTGCCCGAATCACGATTGCGAACCCCATACGAACCTCCTATCTCTCAACCCGAAGCAGCCAACCAAACAGCAGCATCAGGAGGATTGCTAAGGTCGTGTCGTTCATAGACACCTCCTCTGTCGGAACTTCCGACTCACTTACAATGCCAGACTTCTAAACCTACTATGGAGCAGGCTCAGGGGCAGCGGCAAGGAGGGGTCAGCCGAGACCAACCCAACCCTGCCGTGCCCTTGCGTATATGTCATTAGGCATAACCCATAACGCATAACGCATAACCAATAACTAGTTCGCTTTGCGCTTCCAATAACCCACAGCAGCGCGAACCGCCGTGCCGCTCTGCGCGCCAATCTTCACGGCAACATCGTCGTAGGACATCCCACCACTCAACATCAACACAATCTTCTCGTGTTCGTATCGGGATGGTCGCCCTGCTTTCGGTTGACCGAGACCGTTGCGCTTTGCGAATTGCGAGACCCATTGGCGAGACACGCCGAACTCGTCGGCAATGTCTCGCTGTCTGGTTCCACTCTTTAACTTGCCGATGACGACTGACTCGTCAAGGACAACCTTCTTGCCCATCACAGAGCACCGACAGTCTTCTGTGCCACCGTGTGCGTCTCGTAGTCTGGTTCCCTGTCGAGGTTGTACACATAGACCGAAGCCTCTGCCTCTGGGTCTGCTGCGTACACCGCCTCGACGATCTTCTCGCCGAAGCGATCAGACAGAACATCCCACGCGACTGACAACGACTTCGTGTAGACATCGAACGAGTAGGTTGGATAGTCATCCCACGCGCTCGTGTCTGCGAAGGTGTAATCAGAACCGAACATCGCGTTCTTATCTGATGTTGCGTCTGGAAGCCCAGTCCCGAGAAGCGCAAGGTGTACGGCAGAGACCACCGCATCCTTCTTCTCGTGACTGACTCCCTTGACCGTAATGTTCACTTCTACTGATGCGCTCACTTGCTCACCTCCTCTTCGCTACACGCGCAGTCAAACTTCGGATTGAAGCAATGACTACACGGATGTTCGTCTGTTTTGTGTACGGAGAGAATCCCTCCACACATCGACGACATTGGATTGAAGCACCACCCCTGTTGCGCTGCTGCCCTGTCGGACATAAACGGCGGATGGAACTCGCACTCACACGGAGCGCAGTCCAAGCAGTACAAGGAGTAGCCCTCTGGAACTCCATCCTTGTACTGATTGAAATCAAGCAGGTCGAACCGCGTATTCGGTTCGCCGTTCCAAGTACCGACGACCTTCTCGTCGTCGTAGAACACCATCGTGCCGCAGTCGCAGCACTTGTCCATCTGTCCGCTCATACAACCTCCTCTTCCTTCTCCTCTGGCAAGCAACCATCGCAGTACGGATTGCCGTTCATCGTCAGCACGCCGTCTGCTGTTGCCCAAATCACATCGTCTTCGGTGAGGTCGGTGTCGCACTCGTGGCACGAGTACTCCTTCTCCTCATCCTCTTCGACATCCTCTTCCTCTTCGTCGGGAACGAAGACCACTTCGAGACGCTCAATGCGACCCTCGTGGTTGTAGTGCGCGTAAACTGGATACTGACCATCGCCGTAGCCGCTGCTCACCGCTACCGCGCTGCCGTTGCCCAACTCACCCGCGCTGTTATCCGAGAGCGTCGCAGCGCAAGCACCGCTGTACGAGTACTCAAACTCGTTCGCGGTCTTCTGTGCCTCGACCTCTCCCTCTACCCACTCGAAGCCGTCAGACGACTTCTTGCCGTAGTCGCTGAGATAGCAAGGGTCGCCGACCATCACCATCCCCGCATCAACACCGACTCGCCCGACGAGCCACTTGCCGTTCTTGCGATCTGCCATTTGTGTGCCTCCTTCCAACTACGAGGGAACGCCCCTCACTCAACTACAATGCCACACCCTGAAACCTACTATGGAGCAAGAAGAAAGGGGGGAGCCAAGCCGAAGCCTGACTCCCCCCTTGTTCTTATGTGATCTTCTAGCGCGTTATGGATTAGGCATAACCCATAACCCATAACCGATAACTCAACCCCCGACGATGCCGCCGAAGTGCTCATCGCAGAACGCTTCCATCGCGTTCGCGGGAACCTTGTCGTAGTCGCGCTCATAACCACGCGACCCATCTGCCTCTGCGATGTACGCCTCGTCTGGCAACGAATCGCCAAACTCGTAGTCATCACGCGAGACCTCTTCGCCGTTGAGGTAGACCACCTGACCTGCGTACCCCATACCGCCTTCGCAATAGCGATGCGTAATGGAGAGCGTTGGAAACTGCTTTGCGAGAGCAGCGACCACAGGCTCGGCAGGCGACCACGCCGTGTCGAAGTTGTACGAGGTATCACCCTCGATTGTCTGATCGTTGTCTACTCGGTCGTGCCACACTTCCGCCGCGTTCCACTTGGCTCCCCAGTTCTTCACATTCCAGTTGTACCACCAGTCTGGGTGTGAAGAAATCTTCGGAGCGTCGCACTTTGGGCAGACTTCCGAGCCGCCAAACATCTTCTCCACTACAACTTCGATTGTGCCGTTGTCGAGATTCTTCTTCACGACTGGGAGACCATCGACAGCCCAGTAGCCTTCCTGTGGCTCAAAGCCGTGTTCCTTCTCGTACTCGTGTCCCTCGGCTCCCTTCACCATTTCTTTGGTGATGACAAACTCTGGGTGGCAACCGCAAAGGAAATCATTCTGACTCTCGTTGGCTGCGTAGAACTTGTTCTCTGGGACTGGGACAATCTTGGAGAAGTCGAACCCATCGTCTTCACCCTTGACTGCCTCGATTAGCCTGACGATCTCTGCCTCGTTGCCTGTAATGTCTAGTTGATTCGCGCACCAGTTAGGCATTTGCTTCCTCCTTCCAAACTGCGGGACATCCCCGCTACTTCTCTACAATGCCATAGCCTCAAACCTACTATGGAGCACTCTATACATTATGTAATGTTCGCCAAAGAGCAATGCGCCGAGAAGCCCGTAGGCAACCCGACGCATACTCTTTATGCATGATGCATAACGCATAACACATTAG